GGTGCGCCTCAATGCTGCCAGGTGTGGAGTATTGCCGCCGTGCCATTTGCGCCTTCCTGGTGCGCCTCAATGCTGCCAGGTGTGGAGTGTTACCCGTGCACCCTTTGCGCCGTTCCTGGTGCGCCTCGATGCTGCCAGGTGTGGACGTATTGCCGCCGTGCCATTTGCGCCTTCCTGGTGTGCCTCGATGCTGCCAGGCGTGGAGTGTTGTCCGTTGCACCATTTTGCGCCGTCCTGGTGCCTCGATGCTGCCAGGTGTGGAGTGTTGCCCGTTGCACCGTTGCGCCGTTCCTGGTGCGCCTCAATGGTGCCCACTTTGTTACGTTATACATATTATAGTATATCACAGATTTTAGAGATTTTGCAGCGGTGCCCCCACTCCTGGCAGCTCGTTATAGACTTTATAGCATATCACAGAGATCAGGGAATTGTAAACAAATGTAAATAATACCTATTACAAATACATATAATTGTGTATAAACGTTAAAAATAAATGTATTTGATAACTTTTTAATTTAAATATTTGGCTATTTCAAATGTATATAGTAATTTTGCAAACGAAAATAAGAAACAAATAACAATTTAGATCTGGCGGCAACAGTAATTCGGCTTATAGATTATGGCACGTATCACTAAAAAACAGGAGTTCGACGAGCTTTTAAAGTTCGGCTGCGCTTTTCTTTAGACTAACAATTATGGCGGTTATTGCATCGTTATAGACGATGGAGGAGAAGGGGTATTGTGGCGCGACTGCACCAGCAGAAACGAGCACACGGCACAACGATGGCAGCGCATCAAATACACTTGCCCGCGTGATCCTGAAGCTGAATGCCGTCCGTATTTTACCATATACGGAACGCGTTATTATCTGGACGATTTCATGCGCTGCGCCTAACCATACCAGGGAGACTCCGGCCTCCCTATTATAGACTACATATAAAATCACTAACATAAAAAATACTTTAGATTATGAGTACACCTAATTTTGCATTAAAAAACGCCTCACGTTATTTCGTTTTCGGTATGCCTGTTTTTTACACACAGGAGGAAATTGACGAGCGCGAACTCGACCAGGACCTTTTAGGCGAGTATGATGAACTGGACACGGAGGCTTATTATGAAGCCGACAAAGAGAATGTGGCTTGTGAGTTGAAGGCAAAGGGCTGGAACGATATAGAGGAATGCGACGGGGATCGCTATTACCCTACAACTCTATTTTCAGAAAAGACTAAAACTTTCTGGTTTGGCAGTACGTCAATAGATATTACTATACAGGCCGGTTGCACGTCCGGCTATTACGAGGCAGCTAATTTTGACTGGTTCGCGAAAGTGAAGGTTATCGGCATGATAGACGGCTATATAGAGACGTTTGAGTATGAGCACGACGAGCTGGAGGCCGACGACGTGATCCGCGACAACTGGTACGACAATAAGGGGCTCAGTAAGATTCACGCCGCGCACATTATTCGCAAGATCGAGGCTATTATAGACGAGCTGAAAAACGAGGCTGAGCTGGCTTTCTCAATGTATTGCGACGAGGAAATGTATCGCGCCTATCTATGCTCCAATGCCGAGGCCGGCTATGGCAGAACGGACAAGCGCCTTTGGCAGGAAGTGGAAGAACAGAAGAAGAAAATCGCATAAAACAATATCATCATGGCACAGAATATCACAATATCACGCACAACGGGCACACGTGCCCTTCTGACGGCCTTATTTGCCGTTATCGTGTTACTCGCCACTCGCATGGCTAAGAATGCCCTGGCGGCCCTGAAAACTGTCTGCCAGTGGCTCCAAACCAAGCACAGCTTTTATGACCAGGATGGCGACCCCATAAAGTGCACCGGCTGGCAGTTTGTCGGCTACAACATCATTGCAGCTGTAGTGGCAATATTGCTCTGCATCGAGTATTAATAACGCCTTATTATAGGCAGATAAAAATATCACAGACTTTTAATATTTTAAGATTATGGCACAGATAGTATTATATAACGTTAGCAACGACCAGAAGTATTTCCCACAGCGTCGGGATATGTTTAACGAGGCACGATGGACCGAGGCAAAGCGCCTCATGGCTCAGGTACTCAGACAGCACAGCAAGGAGGCGGGCCGCCGCTCGTCTCGCTTCCTTCAGGACAGGATGGTAGCCGGGGATTTTCCTGCACCGGCTGGAGGCTATCACAACGGCATCACATGTATAGCCAACAGCGGCGAACACAGCCAGCAGCGAGGCGAGTTTACGGTGCATGATATTATAGGCAGCTCGTATATTTACGAGGCACCTACAGGCGATCTGTGTATTGCCAACATTCCGGAGGATGGAGAAACGGAGTATTACCGTATAGCCGTTTTGTCTTACTAATCATCATTCACGGGCTGCACCTGGCAGCAGGGCAGCCCTATTATAGAATACATAAAAAATTGAGAATATTATGTTCCAGATATTTGTTGAAGCAAAAAATCTTATTTGCAACGATGGCGATGTGTGGTTGTGGAAGTCTGAAACATTGGACGGCGTGTGCCACTTTGCCACAAAGGATGATGCGCAGAGGTATATAGATTTATATCACCAGTTTAGTCGCGAGAATGGATGGAAAGAGAAGTCCTACAGTATCGGTACGGAGGCGGACTTTATGGCGGCTGCAAAAAAACATGAAGCCGACAAAAAGGTCAACGAGGTGAAGGAGTATTGCAAGCACGCGGACGCATTGATAGAGCGCAGAAAACTTGAAATCAAGGCCCTGGACGGACTTATTCAGGTATGCCGAAAGTTTGATGAAAAGGTCCTGAATAAACGCTTCCACGATGCCGTGAAGGAGGCGACGGGCTTTTATAGTTCGTTTGGTGAAAACCGCTTCGAGCTGAATTGCTGGGATTATTACCGTATTGTGGAATATCGCCCAAACGTTTCAATATCCGCAGACTGGAGCCACGGCATCAACCGTTACACCGGTAAGAAGAAAGAAGTGAATCCGAACGAATGGCAGTGGAACACTGGCGACCGTCTGGAGGCCGAAAAGGCGGTTGCTGTTATAGAACAGTATAAAAAAGAGCGTTTGGCGGTTATTGATAATCTGAAGGCATCCAAGAAGAAGTATGCAGCCTATCTGCGCCTGGCACGAAAAGCGGAGGCGATTATGAAGGAGATGGAAGGCTACGACTACGAGATCCGCGAGTTTGCCAAGGAGAAGGCATTAAGCCAGTATAGCCATCACTCTTACTTTTGGAAGGGTTATTAAATCATCATTCACGGGGCTGCACCTGGCAGTAGGGCAGCCCTATTATAGAACACATAAAATTTTGAGAAAATCATGGATAAAAAGAAGTATATCGACGTATTGACCGAACAGGCTAACAAGCATAGCAGACCGCAGGAACTGGCTCTGAGCGACTTTTGCGACTATCTTATAGAGTTCTTCAGCATTGACGCTTTCAAGGCTGGCACCGTTGAATATAGCCAGCACATTTTGAGTTGCACAGAGCAGAATCCTGAGTTTTCCGCTCTCGCCCTCCAGTGGCTGGGCGATGTGGCAACAGCGATGAATCGTGGCGAGTGGCTGGACGTGTTCGGTATCCTGTATGAAGAAATGTATTTGAGCCGTGGCAAGGCATCGAAAACGGGGCAGTTCTTCACGCCTCAGAGTATTTCGGACCTTATGGCACGGATTAGTGCCTTGGGAGCGGGGAATCATGGCAAGGTGAACGACTGCGCAGCAGGTAGCGGACGTTTGCTTCTGGCTCACTACATGGATAAGAGCAAACTGGACCATTCGGCTGGCCGCCGCTTCGAGTATGTGGCACAGGACAGCGATCCTATTGCTTGCAAGATGTGCGCCCTGAATCTCATGGCACATGGCATGTATGGCCGTGTGGAGTGTCGAGATACATTGCGCATGAATGAGCCGATGGTGGTGTACGTCATCAACGAAGTGAAATATCCGTTTAATACGCCTTATTATAGCGTGAGAAAAATATTAGCGGAAAATCGGAAATAAGGTATCACGGGGGCATTTGCCCCTATTATAGACAAATAAAAATATTACAATTATGAGAGTACCAAAAGATATACCCGCAGAACTAAAACGCCTTATCAATGCAATATTGAAACGTTCTGGCGATTGCGAAAAATGGCTTGATGGATATAATCAAGATCCATGGCGCTTCGCCTGGTACGGTTTTCGTATGATTTGTGAACCGCTGTTCTGCAGCTATGGCCGTATAGGCTATAGCATCAATTATAAAGGGTACGAGATTCACGTGGACAATGAGTTGTCTCGAATCTCTATTATAGACGACTAAAATATTAGAATTATGGAAAAGATTTTTGTAAATGAGACTATAGGTATATTGCAGAGTTTCGTAGGCTTTTACGACTCCATCTGGAGTCCTAACGACACAATATATTATGAGTGTGAGGAAGAAGGTCTGAAGGAGGATGTTGACTTTACTTTCGACTATAAGCAGTACCAGAACGACATCTGCCAAGCATATACGGAGGTGTGGGAATTGTGGATGCAGGAGTTTATTAGCGATGATATAGAGCTGGAGTTCTTAGAGGTAGTCAGTCCACGATACTACAATTTTGAAAATGATTCTTGTCGTGTAAAAATTCGCTTGACACAGGCTGCGGAGGATGCTATTATAGCAAAGATAGGGAAACACCGCAATCAGTTGGCTAAGTGGATAAAGAAGAACCATACAAACTATGATGGCTTCTTTTCCAATCTATCCAACGACATCGACCAGTGGCCACGCCGCTTGTTCGATGACAACGAGACTTTCCAACCTGCCTATCTCTTTTGTATGCTCTATTATATTGTTAAGGCAGAATATATAGCGAAAGGTGAAACTGAAAGTCTTGAATACGAAGTGTACGGTCGAATATGTGAAGATATTAGTATAACATCATATATGAAGGACATCGAAAAAGTTGCTTAATTGTATGAAAACATCTAAAACAATTCATTCCTTCCTGCTTAGTGAGCAGGAAGGGAACATCCTCCTCACGGCTCAGGAACGCCCCTGGAGCGTGTTGCAGGTGATACCCACCACTCCTGCAGACTTCGACCGCACGGTGGCAGCTCTCAAGCAACGAGGCATGGTAGCTCATCACGATACCGACCGCACATTCTGCATCATCCACCTGGCAAGCGGCGACCACGACGGGAAGCACCCAGAACGGCACATTGCCATCACTCAGAACAACTACAAGCAGATCATCGAGGAGCTGAAGGACACGATGGCTCAGGCGGCGGTGTGGTATGAGACAAATATTATAAGAACCCTTAAAAAAACGACGGAAAATTATGAATAATGAAAAAGAAACGATTATTATTGAAATATTTCACAACAACATACATGCCTACAATGCAATTTATAAAGCTATTACTGATGCGGCTTTTAAGCAAGCTGATAATTATCACGTTAAGGTGAGAGTTATTACAGATGTGGAGTGCTAAGGCATTAAAAACGGCACATTCGCGTATGAAGATGAAAGCATGTCGCGTGAGGAACAGATTCTGACGTTCAAGGAGGACGAAAAGAGAGAATGTGCAACGACCTTCTTGCGTGACCTGCAGGACAAAATAATATACGGACATCTGGAATTGTCCGAGCTTAGATAACACCCTATCCCGCGCCCGGCACGGCCTTGCGAAGGATCGACCCCTTCGGCGGGAGCTATCATAATCATCATCTGAGTATTTTTGTTTTTTAGCTGCTGGCAGTCCGTGAGGATAGCAGCAGCGCACCACTCCCCACGGCTGGCATGTGAGGGCTCGACACCCGAAGGAGTGACAACGTGAACCGACATACGACACGGAAGACACGAAAAAACTCGCGAAATCTGTGAAATATGACGGAAAATGTAAAGAAAATAATAAAAGTGCATTTTATTCTGAATAAAAGTCCTTTTTATTTTGGTAGTTTCAAAAATTATCACTATCTTTGCATCAGAAAATAAAGAAAACAATATTAATCATTAGAACAGGGCGGCAACCTATAAGCGGCAATTAGAATATGAAGACTTACAACAAACAGCAGTTCATAGAGAAGTTTGGCGACAAGAAGGATTCTATCGCATTCGTGTATCCTTATTACGCAGACGTTGTTTATAACATTCCAGACGTTGAGGACATCTGGAAATTTATAGACATGCTCCCTGGCGAAGCAGTATTCGATGTTTATTCATTCTCGGCTGGTCTCTCTAATAATAAGGTATTACAGAAGACCTTTAACGAGGACGTGTTCGGATATTACGGCGAAAAGTGTCTTTATGATTATCGTAATCTCGAAGACAATGGCGACGACATTTTTGTTGCGTTAATCTGTGACTACTATAGCCTTCGGAAGGGTATCGTTGCAAGTCAATATCCTTATAAGGTGACTGCGGAAATGATACGTCGTGTTCTGGGTAAGTCATGCAGCCAGCTGCTTGACCTCCGCGGAAAGCAAGTGCGTGGCATCATTCAGCGCGTAGAAACTCCTTATTATAAGGGACGTGCGGATTTCGCTACACGTCAGGAGGCTAAGGAAGTTATTGCCCAACAAGTGCAGAAATATCAGTCGTACATACGTGGCGTTCTGGGCAGATGCAAGGAGATTGACACTAAGGGCCTATCGCTTGAAGAAGGTGCGAAGATGTGGCTCAAGTATCAGAAGCAGTTGAAGAAGGAGCAGGAGAAGGAGCAGAAGGCGAGAGAGAAAGCCGAGGAAAAGGCTCGCAAGGCTTACGAGGAAGAGCAGAAGCGCGTTAGTATGATGATTGACGACTACTTCTCGGTATTTGGATTTGTTATAGCAAATTTGCGCACGGGTGAAAATACCGGCAACATCTCTGGTCATATTGCCGACGAGAACAATATCGTCTGCGATGAGGAACGAGATTTTGATGGTTATTCTCGGAGTTGCAAGTTCGCAATGATACGCCGTTTCTTCACCCTGAACATCAAGAAGGGCTTCAGGGTTCGTAATGTAGGCGGTCTGATTACCTTCTATAAGGGCGAGTTTAATCGCCAAGGAATGAAAGTGGAATGGATAGAGCAGGGACGCTCTATAGCCGACATCACTAAGCATACGGGCTACCTTGTAAGAGGTGAGCACATCGAGGCTAAGAGTCTGCGTGAGGCTGTCCGCATCAACGAGGAGCACCGAGCCATGAAGCTGGCTCGCATATTGAGCAAGCGCAAGAGAGCCGAGAGACGCGAGGAAGAGAAACAGAACGGCAGCCTGAAGATCACCTTTGCCGACTCGCTGAATGCTGGCAACTGTCGCCCTGGTACTCAGGAGTTCAAGCACAAGTACGAGGAAGCCATAGGCCATAAGGCTACATCTATCTCAATAGCAGACCTCCGTAAGTATGCCAAGCAGTTCGGTGTTGAATATTATGCAGAGCAGGCCATCGAGTATGCACTTAATCATTAAGCCTTGCAGCCTCTTTATGGAGGCTGTGGGTAATCACAAAAAATAACATAAACCATTCTGCCCTACCGCATCACGGCAAGCGGGAATCTTATGGAGAATATATTAGAGAAAATCGTAAAAGCAAATGGCAATATAGAGTTGAACGAATTAAGTTGGAAGCAGCTTATTGCTCTTATGAACATCTGGAACACCGACTATGCAAAGAAGGAGAATAAATCATTCTCCGAAATGTTGAAGAGGTGCTATAAGCCTCGCACTTGGAACGAGAACGCAAACATCATCTATCTACATAAAGACAACCTGAGAACAACCATCGTCCCTCATGCTTGTTATAATCTTGACGAAGCAGAAGAGGATATAATTTTAGATTTACTTAAAAAACAATTAAAATAAAGAGCAACATCTTTGTTATAGCAAGGTTTTTTAATTACAAGTTTCAGCCCTTGACATCACAGTTAAGTCATAAGATATGTTTGAAATAGATGAGATAGCAGGTTTTAATGAATTGAAAAGCGTAAACAGTTCGCCTGATAACACGGAATACAAGAAGTTTGGTGAAGACCTTTTCGATAGCGAGATATTAGAAGATCGTTTATATTATTATCTGTGGTCGTCTTTTAAATACGACGGCGAGGTGTCTAAGTGGTACAAGAATCACGAGGACGAAGCATGGTATGATTTGCGCGAGGACGAGAAAGGGATTCTTTATATTGGTGTTGGTGATAATGATGGTCTAAAGTTTATAGGATATATTGACCATGTTACTGTTGATTATGATGGTTTTGAAATCAATATCTATGGGGGCTGGAGTAAAGATGAATATATCTTTGGCTTCTGTTTAGATCCTGACGGAGGTATATTAAGAGCCTCTGAGGATGAACGCGGATCCGACTTCTATGATGATTTAGAAAGCGATATAGTCTATTATCCCAAAAAGGATTATACTCTAAAATCTGCTATTGATGACCTTGTGAGCAACAGCGACAAATATCAGAATACTTGTGAGGAGGAAGACGAGGAGGAATAAAATAGCCCGACCTAAGCCGGGCTACGCGAGCCATCTGGCTCGAATCTACGATAGTAGAAATTCGTTCTTTGGAGAACGTTTAAATCCACAGGCTGACGCCTGACTGTCAACGGAAGTTGTTGTTTTCTTTCTATTCCATAAAGGTACGATTAAAAGCCTCCGGAGACAGTTGCAAATATAAGAAATAAAACAATACGGACAAAGAAATTGGCTGTATTATTAACAAATATTTAGAAAATAATCTTATTATGGCAGAACAGATTAGAGTTTGGAAGTCGAAGAATCTACGCTCCACCTATATGCTTGTATATAGAGACGAGCTGACGGGGAGGCTGCGTGTCACTCGGATGGATGGCACCAAATGCACCAACGAAAAGTCGATAATAAAAGGGCATGAGAGTCATAGTGGTGGTCTTTGGGCAGCTTGCAGGGACATGGGCAACGATGTTGCTGAGATACGCGCTGCCGTGGATCGTGAGATAGCCGAGGAGACTGCGCAGCGAGAGCGTGAGGAGTTTCGCCTGAAAGCGGAAGCCGAAGCTAAAGCGAAGGCTTTACAGAAGGCTCAGGAGATTAGGGCTGCGCTTGCCGGCACGAAGGACAGCGTATGTGTTAAGCCTATTGAGGTGTTGCAGCGGTACGACCTCTTAGAGGAACATCTGGAACAACTGAAGCCTGGTGAGTATGTCGTTTGCATCAACTATAGGAAAAAGGGCACGGTGGAGTTGCGCACGAAAGCACGAACGACCGACCATCTGAAGGTGTTGGCAAAGGTGACGAAGGAGGAGAAGAATAGTAAAGCCGCTTTACATCGTTTTGCCGTTGCTGTGCGGAAGGCTTACGAGTCTGGCATAAACATCATCGGTAAAACGCACGCCCTGACAAGCTTCGGAAAGAAATTAGTGGATGCAGCTCCCTACATCAAAGAGAGTAAGAACACCTACTTTTCCTCGGCTGCGCCTCGAAGATATTACGACAAGAACACTTTGGTGTATATGAAACTTGAACAGATAGAACAGAACGACAATTAATTGATTTATTATAGACAATATGGAAAAAGACCAAATCATTTATGACAAGCGTAAGGCCATGGGCGAGAGCATCCGCGCGATGCGTACCGCCCAGGGTTGGGAGCAAGAGCAGCTCGCCAAGATTGCGGGCATCTCTATTTCAAACATTCGCAGTGTGGAAGCCGGCAAGTATGCCGTCAATATCGACGTACTCAACAAGATTGCAGGAGCACTTGGTGCGGAGCTGAGAATGGTGGAAAGGTAATTTTAAAGGTAAAAAAGTAAAAAAGTAAAAAGGTAAAAAGAGCCTTCTTGCTGATTTCAAAACAAAAAGTAAAAAAACGACAGATTATGGCAAAAGAAAGATTTGAGTTGACATCGGGCAAGGATCTGATGTGGACAGTGACAGACAATGAGAGTGGCATCGCGATTGATTTCCGCGAAGGTTTGTTTAATGAGAGTCAGGAGGTGAAAGTCCTTGTCGACTTCGTTCCTTTTGATGCGTCAGAAATGGCACGTATCATGCGCGAGATTGGCGACTGGATGGCAGAGAAACACGTGGAGGTGGCTCTTAGCGACTGGCGCACTCGTCGCTCTGCTATCTGGAAGTTGAGCAACGAGAAATACTGGCTGGCGATGGCAGCAGCTACCAACAGCCTTCTGTTATCGGACAAGGACGCAGAAAACGCGGCTTGTATGTTGTGCGCAGAGGTGTGCGACTGGTTGGAAATGGAGAAGACAGTGGACCTGACGAAAGCCGAGGAGGAAAACCTGAAAGGCGTGTTGTCGGAACTGACGGACGCAGAAGCCTGGGAAGTGTTCAAAATCCTGCACGTCTTTTGGAACTACAAGGCTGACCAGGGCGACATGTTCCAATGGGCTTTGGACGTGACCTGGTGGCCTGTATGGTTGCCAACGGATCTGAAAGAGTCTGAGACCGCAGATGATGATATTATAGACGAAAAATAAAACGAGGGAAATATGGAAATAATCAAGACTGAAAATTCAAGATCAGGTCGCCCTGCCATGGAGGGCAGGACACGAAAATATATCGTAGCCGATGATGTGCACGAGTGGATTCTCCAGCACGGAGGCGGTCAGTATATCACAGACACCATGCGCACGATTATGGCAGTGCAGCAGGGAAACGAATAAAAAATAGCAACAACATACTTTTAATTTAGAAACATATTATAGCATGATGAAAACAATAGAGAATTTCGACGATTATCGTGCGCTGGTGGACGTGGTGAAGATGCACGACTATAGATATTTCGGGCTGAACCGCCCGACCATCAGCGACGAGGAATACGACGCGATGTACTTTGCCCTGCAGGAGTATGAAGATCAACACACGGACGAGATATTGCCAGACTCTCCTACTCAGCAGTGCTACAGCGAGAACGGCAACGGCAAGCACACGGTGGCACGTCGCACGGCTTGCCTCTCGATGAAGAAGCTGCATGATGCCAAGGCGGTAGTGAAATACCTGAGAGCGCAGCAGAGAGCTGCCAATATCGGCAGCAAGGGCACGGAGGTGGCTGTAGAGTGGAAGTTTGACGGCGAGACCGTGAGCTTAGTATATCGTCAGGGAGTATTGGCAGAAGCCACCTACGGACACGGCAAGGAGTTGTTTGGCAACGACTGCCTGGACCATATCAAGCATGTGCAGGGTGTTCCTGCCCAGGTGGACGTATGGAGCCAGTACGACCGAGTAGAGGTGAGAGGTGAGGTAATCATTTCGCTTGAGGAGTTTGCCCGTTATAGCAAGGCTGGCAAATCACCTCGTTCTACGAGCAATGGCATCATGGCTAAGAAGGTGGCTGTGGCTGACGAGTGCAAGCGCCTGGAGTTTCATCCTTTCCGTCTTATTATGGACGGCGTGATAAGACACATGTCGGCGATGCAAGCCCTTGAGCGTAACGGTTTCAAGACTTCGGGCTTCGTGTCGGCTCTCAATCTTGAGAATACGGATGCCGAGCTGGAGCAGGACATCGAGAACATCGTGTGTGCTGCCGAGGTGGAGCGCGAGAAGCTGCCCTATCCTACCGACGGACTTGTCTTTAAGTTTGACAACTACGACTATTACGACCGCATCGGACAGACAGACCATGACGCAAAGTATAACTGCGCATTTAAGTTCCGTCCCGTATTCAAGGCCGTAACCACCTATCGCGGCCATCATACCACGGTAGGCGAAAAGACTGGCAAGGTGACGTATGTTGCCGACTTTGACGAGGTGGAAATGAACGGACACCTTTTCGCCCATGCTAACTGTGGCAGCGAGCGCACGTTCCTTCAGAAGGATCTTACACCTGGATGCAAGATTGAGGTTAGCTTGCACGGCGATGTGATTGTTTGCGTTGATGGAAAGGTGGAGGAAGAATCTATCATTGAGGAAGAACCTCTTGTTATAGACGAGGAGCCTCTTGTTATAGACGAGTCGGGGATGGTTCATCATCCAGAGCCTCACGTTATAGGGCAGGATATTAATCAGAGCCAGGAGTCTGAAGCAGAGCCAGAACCTATTCTTCAGCCGGAGCCTGACCCTCAGCCGAAGCCGAAGCGCAAGCGTAACTATCCGCAGGTAGGCGAGCCGACACTGCGAGGAAATGAAGAATCGGTATCTGCACAGCAGGAGATGTCTTCTTGTGGCATAAAAAAGGCGTTGACCTATATGTTCGCGGCCTTGGCTATCGTATCAACGGGTGTTGTTCTCTTCTCCATGATCGGTGCTGCTGTTTTCTTCTTGCCATTGTTGGCAGGAGCTTTCAAACAATAAACATTAATACAAAAAGAAAATGAAAAAGAAACTATTTGATATTGTTATTTCTGTGGAAACCGACGGTAAGACTGTGACGGCAGACGTTTGTTGCCAGAAGGACGGGGAGAACTTTACCCAGGATGCACTCGAAGGCGAGAACCTTCGACTGGCATGTGAGAGTCTGAGGCACACGATGGGATTGTTTGCGAGACGTTTTTTCTATGAGCAGAAGGAAAAGGGAGTAATATCCGAAGAGGAGTATAACGAGATTGTGAACGGAAAATAATCAATATTTTTAATATTTAGAGAATTATGGCAGAAACAGAGAAATTTTCAAAGAGTCAGATTGAAACATTGAAGCACATTCAGAAGAAAGGATTTGCGGCTTATCGACGTGTAGACGAAAAGCCAAAAAGTCCGGAACTGGAGGAACTCGTAGAAGCAGGGTATCTTGAGACGTGGTATCAGAGAATGTTCGGCGAGGATGTGTATAAGTTGACGGAGAAAGGCGAAAATCTGGTAAGGTCGCTTGTAGGGTAAAATCCGTTTCGTCTACTAAATTCTTTTATTAACTAAAAACTAAAAGAAAATGAAAAAGAAACTATTTGTTTGTTGCACCATGGCCATGGCTGCAGCTCTGCTGATGCCCACGATGACATCATGCGAGAGTTTTCACCTTCAGGACGAGCAGCAACAGGAACAGCCTGCTGGTAAGGCTCACGTCAAGTTGCGTTTCGTTAGTGCCTCACAGCCCTCATCCTTTGCTAAGGCAGCCGTAGCTCCAATGTTCGATGCAACTACGCGAGCCTCCCTTGTTGCCAACGGCAAAGAGCTCACAGACCTGTATATCCTGGACTACGACAAGGCGACAGGCAAGTTGCTCCAAGTGCTCCATCAGACGAACACGGCAGCCGACTTCGCCGAGCCTGACCTGACGCTCGACTATGGCGAGCATACCCTCAAGGTGATAGCAACTCGCAGCACCGCCCCTACCCTCCTCGACGCAACCAGCACTCCCTTTGCACTTACTGACAACCTGCTGACGCCTGTATCATCCACCACGGAGCCCGTCGTCTGGACGAGCGACAAAACCTCAGACAGCTTCGGCGCAGTGAAGGACATAACGGTTGCCGTGGGTCAGAACGAGGTGGCCGTCATCTCCCTGGAACGATTGGTGGCGAAGATGGTGATCAACAGCACCGATGCGTTCCCGGACGATTGCAGCACCATCGATGCCACATTCAACGAATACCGCACTATCAACTGGCAGACCTTGGACGTTATGGACCATGTGAAAAATCAGCGCAGCTCTGATGTTTCCTCTCTTGCCGGTACCGTAGGCACCACCATTGCCTACTTCGTGCTTTGCCCGAAAGACGGCTATTCAGCCGACATCACCTTCACGATGAACCGCAAGAACACCCCCACGCCCTATGCAACTATCACGGTACCTAACGTCCGCCTGGAGCGCAACAAGATAACGACTATTACAGGTTCATTTTACAATCACCGCGCCTCCCTCTCACTTTCCATCAAAGATGAATGGCAACAGGAAGGTAATGATATTAACATATAAATTCAAAAGAGTTCCCCCAGCACGCCCTGGGTTATTTTATGCGGTAACCTGTCGCCCTGTAAGGGCAAAAGCTTAAAATCTCCTGGCAATGTATAAAGCTTTTGCCCTTACAGGGCGCATTGCTTTTTGCCATTATACCCAGGGTGTTACCCTGGGCTAAGAGCTTCTGCCCTTACAGGGCGTGCTACTGATGGCTGTTACCCCTAATGGCGATGACCATTGCGCTTTTATACTTTTGCACCATTGTACTTTTGTGTTATTGTATTTTAGTACTTTAGTACTTTTATACGTTTACACAATTACACTTTAAAACTATTGTACTTTTGTACTTTTATGCAAATACACCATTATACTTTAATATTATTGCACTTTAGTACTTTAGTACTTTATACGATTGCACCTTTCAACGTCCACTCCTTTCCACTTCGATACGTCCAAACTTCCACGCATTCGTACTTTCGTATCTTTGCACCTACGTACTTATGCACTTTCGTATGCACGTAGGTACGTAGGTTCATACGTTTATTCGCACGTAGGTACGTGGGTTCGTATGCTGATAGGTATCTACGTTCATATTTTCATTCGTTCATAGATGCGAACCTATAAAAATACTTAATATTTAAAATATAAAACGGAAAATAGTTGGTAGTTATGTTTTTTAGTTGTATCTTTGCACGTATGAAAAATCATAGGTACGTATGTAGGTACGTAGATACGTAGGTTCGTACTTTAGTACTAATGTACTTATGTACTTCGGTGTATTTGGTTACACATTATAGCATTATCGAATAGATTATTCATTAAATAAAAAGATTATGGCAGAAACAAGATTGAAAGAAATACTCGCCTTCGTGAATCATAAAGGTGGAGTAGGCAAGACCACAACGGTACAGAGTTTAGCAACAGGGCTGCGTCGCTTCGGTAAAGGGTACTTCGGAAAGGGTGCAGACGGAAAGGAGCGAAAGCCACGTATCTTACTCGTAGACCTCGACCCACAGGTCAGTCTGTCTTTCCTTTTCGGTTGGGACCAGGTGAACAGCGACAATAAGCCTACCACCTACGATGCTCTTATCAACCAGACCTCCCTGCCCGTATATAAGATGCAGGAAGGTATCTACCTCGCTCCGGCCTCACAGAAGATGGTCAGCATCGAGCCCTTTCTTAACCAGATGGCGGTGCCTCGCAAGGCCCTTCGTAAAATCCTATTGAAGCCATTACAGGAGATGCAGGGCACAGAACTCGCAGACGAGGGCGTAAGCAGCATCCTGGATGCTTTCGACTACGTATTGATAGACTGCCCTCCAGCCATGTCGCTGCTTACCTATAATGCGCTGGCGGCGGCATCGAGTGTCGTTATCCCCGTCCAGTTGGAAGTGTTGGCCACAAAGGGTATTGCAGAAATCACCAATGCCGTGATAGAGACCAGGGAAGACCTGAATGAGGACCTGGATATTCGTGGACTGTTGGAGGTGATGAGTAATGACCAGACCAAGGCGACGCGTCAGTTCAAGGAATATCTGAGCGAGAAGTTCGATGACTACGTGTTCGATTCATATACCCGCAGAGATACCAAGATGGTGGAAGCTCAGGCGATGGGTACCGACATTTTTTCTTATGCACCTTACTGCAGGGTAGGGCAGGACTATGAGCGATTTACGAAAGAAATCTTAGAGAGTATGCCTCAGTAGGCAGCTCATGTTATAATTTCATACAAATAATTGAGGACTTTTAATCAATAGAATATTATGGCAAGACCAAATGTAAAAAAATTCGGTTTGAATAAATCAGACGCAATGGATAAAATAGAAGGAATATACGAGCAAGGACAGACCTCGCAACAGTCGGCATTTTTTATGCCTTCAACGGGTACGGCGAGCGGTAGTGCTACCACCACCTCTTCCACTGGCAGCCAACAGCCAACAGCCGAAGCGCAACAGTCATTATCCATGCAACCTTTAAAGACAGAGAAAAGTGTAAAGGTAACAATCCCCATGGATTATTATTTCCGCTTGGCTCGTCTGAAGGAATGTACGGGTAAGACGCTTCAGGAACTGGCTGCCCAGGGAGTGATAGAGTTTATCGACAGATATTCTCAAGGTTAAGGTAAAATCTTACTAAATCTTTTTACCTCAAACATAAGAAAGAAAAATCGCTTTACCCATAAGGTGACGATAAGGTAAAATTTTACTAAATCTTTTTACCTTAAATGTGAAGTACTAAATTGCTTTACTCGAAAGGTGACGATAAGGTAAAATCTTACTAAATCTTTTTACCTATATACTAAATATTTTTACCTTACTATTAAAATATATATATAAAGAAAAAATATGTTTCTTCTTATCTATATTATAGGAGTTTATGAGAAATTACTGATTTTCAGTGATTTAAGTACAAGGTAAAGAAAAATAGTTAGTAAATAGGTAAAACGAAATAGTAAATAGGTAAAAAGATTTAGTAACTTTTTACCTCAAAGGAAAGGAAACGATATGGAAAACGAGAAACGATTACCGCAAAAGTGGATAAATACGCCTTTTGCCTTCACCAGGTTGAGCAAGAACCTGTCGCTGTTGCAGCAGGCGGTGCTGGTGAAGGTGAGTGAGCAGTTGCAGCCCTTCATAAAAGAGTTCTTTGGTTCAGATTTGGCTAAGTCGCGCAAGGTACCCAAATCCCTGTTCTCCGAGGCAGTGAAAAATTCGGGTGTCACCCAGATATACATCTCCTATGCTGAGTTAGGTGTACCAGAAAACAATTTCTTTGCCGTGAAGCAAGCGATGAAAGAAGTGTTGGACGTAAAGGTGGAAGGTCCGAAGAAGAATGAGGATGGTACATGGGGTATGCACATGTATAATGTTTTTCTGAGTGGCGAAACGTCTATTAAGAACACGGGAGTTGTTTTTGGGCTTAACCCGCAAGTGATAGATCCCGACAAACACCTTTATGTATTGGACTATGCCTTCAATATGACCGAGGGATATGTGTCACATCCTGATAACATTGCTTTGATTGGTGAGGTGGCGCGTATGCCAATGATATATTACATTCTGCGCGATGCAAGCGGCAATAACTGGAAAGAGCGCAAAATCCGGCTTACGGTCAGTAAAATCAAGAAGTATTTAGGTATGCTTGAATTTAGTGGTACGGAAATTGTGAAAGAGACCTATCCTAAGTTTTCGCAATTCAAGAAGAATGTACTCGACAATAGCATTGCCGATATAAACCGACTGAAGCAGATGGGTCAACTCGACGTTTGCGTGTCGTATGAACCTGTCTACAATGGTAAGCGCAAGGTAGGTAATCCTGCTTTTATCGAGTTTAATGTTTACGATACTTTCGAGGAGATGATGAAGGCGACAGCGCCCAAGGAACAGACGTTGCTCTTTGCTGATGAGCAGCCAGGGGAGAGAGAGTGGCAGCAGCTCTTATCTATGCTTGATGGAGAGGCTGGTGACGAACTGCGAAAGGTTGGGTTTATGTCCTACGATGGAAAGACTATACTTTTAAAGGCAAGTCGGGAGCAATGCGAAAGGGTAGAGAGTTGTCTAACCGACGATGTTATTAAGCACGTAAAAAAATGCTCCGTCAAAGTATTTGGCAAGATAGTTAATTGGAATTATTCTTTATCGGATAAATGATTATTACACCGCTTACCCATTCCATAGGGTAGGCGGTGTTTTAGTATGTCCTGTTGATGTCAGCGGCTTTTTCTAACTTTGTAGGCGTAAATCAACAAGACGAATTATGGAAAAAATCAAATCAGCAATGTTATGGCTTCTGGCTGTAATCATGTTTGCGAGCTGCGCTTCCTCCCGTAAGGTGGAGAAGTGGAGCAGTGAGCAACGGCGCGATAGTGTCGTAGCCATCGTTAAGGACAGCGTGGTGAAGTCGGAGACTTCTATGGACAGTACGATCAGTGCTGCCACCACCGAACAGTTCACTACTGGCTCCATGACCGACAAGGGAAGTAACGAGGAGACCATCACTGAGCGAGTGACCGAGAGCACGGATGCCCAGGGCAATAAGACCACCACCACCGACCGAACCATACACCGTAAGGGCGACTATGAGCGCAATGCCACCTACGAGGCACGGCTGAAGCATCAGGAAGAAATCATCTCGCGGATGCAGCTTACAATAGACAGCCTGGTGTTGAGCAATAAGATGAATGTTGGCACCCACTGGGAGAAAAACGACAGCAACTATCTGGATAAAGAAAAAAATACTGCTATGGACAGTACTACTTCATGGTGGGGAAGATTCAAGATCCAGATGAGGGCCTTCGTTCTGGCATTTATGATGATTGTCGTTTGCGTATTGGTCGCCAAATATCGAAAGCAGACAAAGAAATAGTTTTCCTTATATATAATATAGTTATGGGCAGAAAGAAGAAAGACGATTTTATTGACAATAACGATCAGGCGGTGGTTACGCTTGATGATTTCGTGATTGAATCCAAGATAGAGGCGTTCTGTCGGACCTATAAGCCCCTGAGCGCTTGGACGGAGGACTGCGATGTGTTTAACGACTCGAAGTTGAGGACCTACTTCAAGGCAGTGGTATGCCCTTATGGCGACCCTCTTGTCCTTTATCTTCAGGAGTTGGCACTTCGTGGTTTCAGTATGAAAAACGACGAAAGCGGTGAGCCTGTTATCTATTGCCGAATGCGCAGAACTGGAGAAGAAGGTGATAAATTTTTTCGTTAAATAATAAAATATAGAAGTTATGAGTAGCAAAAAAAGACCCCATTATTATTACAAGTTTGCAGCCGACAGCGAGGTAGGCAAGAAGCTGCAGGAGTTTATCGACGAATGTAAGGAAGCCCAGGAAAAGGCTCGTGCGTGGGCAGAAAGTGTTCATGCTGATGCTTACTACGAAACGTGCGATGGCTATGCTGGTGGCATTCTCTTTGTCGAGTTTAAAAATACTGTCAGTAAGGAAGGCTGGGAAAACGTAAGAGTACCAAGACCAGAAGGCTATCAGAGCACGCCCTACTTTACTCCCATCAAAGGAAGTGACTTAGAGAAGGAGATGCAGGCGCTCCCCGTTGTAAGCGAGACAAAGCTAATTGACATCTTTGCCTTTAAGCCTGTTACGGCAAAGGACAAGGAAGGAAACGAGGTACCCGTTCCGTTCAGCTTTGGCGACACTACGCCGCCTCTCTTTTTGCATCACGGATTCTGGTACACAGATATTCCATACGAGAGCACGTCGCCCGATTGTATTCTTACGGGCGAGAAAGAGTTTTTCCGTCGTCGTATGGCTTTCATTAACGAACAAGATTATTCATAGGTTAATAGATTATTTTCCCCTAAGCGTAGGGGACGGTTATTTCTTTATTTTTAAGTTTACGGATTTTTTAAGTTACAATGCAGCCATCCGTCCGTGAGGATAGATGGCTGCTTCTTTGTTCATACCTGTGGGTGAAATGTCACTCACTCATGATGGATGTCGTCTGCGGCTATGCCCATCATCGTATTTCGTACCATCGCATTGCCGTTTGCTCTTACCTCAAGTAGCTGCTTGGTGAGTGCAGCAATCTCTTTTTGTTGGTCATTCATCAGTTTCTGTTGCTCATTGATGATTCCCAAAAGACGGTCAACCAAGTTTCTGCTGTAGTTTGCTTCTGTAACATCAGTGATGGGAGTGTTTTCGTCAGGAGTCTTCGACTCTACCACTTCAGCATCCGCTCTATGGTCTGTGATTGTCGCGCAACCCGATGGCTCACAACTGATATTCTTCTTGAAGATGATGCCGGGAACGATAGATGTTTGCTGTTCTACGTCTATCGGGTTACGAAGAGAACGACTGCCGTGTGTCCGCTTCTCGCCGTTCTTGATATAGCCTTCAACAGGCTCAAAAGCGTCGCTGTCGAGTGGGATGACCTCACTTTCTGTCTCTATACCTTTAGAATCTTCGGCATATCCAAGATATTTTTCTTTGTCGACAATGAAAGCTGAGATAGGTACATGGAACGTGTTGCAAAAGCGAAGAATGCTGATGACAGGCATCGGACATTTTCTGTCCAGATACAGTCTTAGACTTTGATTACTGGTAGACCCAATAGCCTGTAATATTCGCTTGCCATCTATCTTTTCGTTGGCTGACATCCATCTCTCAAGGAAGGAATAATTGTACTCGTACTTCATAATTGTTAAAATTATAATATTACACCTCGGCTATTCGCCGTTATTTATCTCAAAATACCCCGGATAAGTTAAATCTTGCAAATTAAAGAAAGAAAATACCCGAGATATATTATAGTTTCGGTTTTAATTCTTAAATTTGCAACAAATTTAATCAAAAGATTTCAAATGACAAAGGAAAATATAGAAAAAATCTCTATCCCAAGTACTGCGTTAGATGTCAAAGACATGACGCCCGATGAAAAGAAGCATTTATCGAGCTTCTTACTTGAGAAAGGATTTACCAGTCCAACCTTCTATCTGCGGTTCTTTCAGAAGGGCTTTTCTCTTTGGGAGATTATGGGAACAAAGGAGTGCAAACGCCAGTTCCTGTCTATCCCCGAAATAGCTGAAGTACTGAAGAGCCACGAGACTGCGCCTGATACTGACAATGACGGAGAAGGAAAATCTCTCTATGACATGGCTTGTAGCGACGAGCCTGGTGTGTTCTATGCCTGTCTGAAAAAAGAGAAGGGACTTTGCACTCGTTTCTTCCGATTTATGCAAGACAAAGGCATGTGCATGGGTGTTACCATCAAGCGCTTCAGTTCCGATGATTGGAAACCTTGGGAGCAGGAGGGCATCACCTCTTTACTGAGGGAGTATATGAGTAAGTAAGAAGATTTCTTATACCTTTATTATAATATATAGAGTTTTAATTGCAAATGATTGATATTACAGTAGATCTTGAAACGTGTTCGCTTGCCCCCACTGCTGCAGTAATGAGTATTGCGGCAGTGGCATGGGATCGGAATGGTGACAGAAGTCCATTCTTCGGCGAGAATGACGGTAGATTGAGTTTTCCTGAGTTTACCGAACATGTAGACTTGAGAAGCGAGTTTCTGAACGGCTTTACCTTCGATCAGAGTACGGCAGACTGGTGGGCTCGTCAGAATGACGAAGCAAAGGCAGCCCTTCTTGACAACGACAGCGAGGATTGCCCCTGCCAGCCCATCGACGTGGTTGTAAAGGACCTCATGGACTGGATGGAGGACACCCGCACGAAACTTCACGAAGACGAGATTTATCTCTGGGCGCAGGGCACCGACTTTGACGTGGCGATACTGCGCAACATCTGTCACAAGATGGGGCTTCGCTTCGGCATTAAGCACACCAATTTTCGTGACCATCGTACTTACTATTTGGAGATGGCTCGTTGTTTCATCTCGGACGAAGAAGAGTTTACAACAGATAAAGCTTATGCGCTTACGGACGAAAGAGAGACCGATTTCGTTATCTACGGACTGAACAACGGGGCTACCCATTCTCCCATATATGATTGTAAGCGCAGCATTCTTTCCACATGGAAGATGATGGGAATGGTACACGATGCGTTCAGTTCTTGTCGTTTGCAAACAGAAATGTAGCCGTGGCAAAAATCATACGAAAGGATTATCTGTGGATGCCATACGTTCCCAACCGCAAGAATATATCCAAGGCTGGACGCCATTCCAAACACAACTTCCTGCATCGTCTCGCCTACACAGAGACGAAGAGAGGATTGGATGACGAGATACCCACCTTATTGTTCTATGCGCCGTTTGAGCTCCTGAAAGATGTATGCCAATACTTCTATCCCCTGATGGCGGGCAGAGTGAAAGACTTGCGCATCATGGAGAGTCATTCCTGCCGATGGAAGAATAGGAAGTGCTACTGGAGAACGGAAGTGCAGATAATAGGACTTGACGAGCAGTTTATCTCGCTTACAGAGTTCACTCGCTTGCTTGTATATAAGTGCCAGGCGATATGCAACTGCACCGTCCGGCACTATCGGCTGGAAACATTTCTGAATTTATAAAAGCCCTAAACACGTTTTTGCCATATCGTGTTCCATATATATAGGGATTTGTTCTTAGAGCGAGTCCCACTCACGGGGAAGGCGCAGCGATGGAGAGTGTAGCAATACCTCTCTGATAATCATACGGCAGCACAAAACGAGGTAGGTAAGCCTGAGAGAATAGTCATGAAAACCTGCATCAAAAAGTGTTGTTCAACTCTGAAGTTTGGCGCATCGCTGTTGCCTTTCCTTTTAAGAAGAAAAAATATGAAAAGAAACGAAAGACCGACCTCAGCCATGGAAGCGGATAGCGGTAACAGAAATGTCCGCGGCTTCACTCATATACCATTGTCGAAAGCTCTGGAGTAGAGTACGAAAGTACACTACGACCTCGGAAATATGCGGAGTACAGTGGATTCTTGAAGATAGAAAGTATCTTTGATTCATTTGCCTTCGTGTATGAGCCAAGACGATGGTTGTCTCTAAAAGTTTTGCCTGTCCGCTTCGGTCGGTTTTTCTTTCTTTTAACTAATATATACTAACAACGAGATATGTTATTTCATCCTATCATCAACCAGCTTGCCAATCTCGACATGACTTTTCTCGTGAAGCCTGCCGAGAACCAGTGTATCGAGGGACAGACAGCTTGTTTCTGTCCCTTCTGCCAGAAGGAGGCAGCTAATGACGATGCCGGAAGCAAAGCGAAACAGACACCGCACCTTATTATTTATAAGGACGAGCGAGGTGGTCTCTATAATGGTGTAGGGGTGGATGATGACAGACAGGCAGAGCATGGTGCCGTGAGGTGGATGTGTACCAAGACCGGCAAACATGGATATGGAGCCCTGGAACTATATGCTGCCATGCGCAATCTGCCTATGCACGGAGCCAGTCTGCTCCGTCTTTGCCACGATCTTGTGGTAAGAGTGTACGGCGATGCTGAGAACGTGAGGGCGAAATATCCTATGCACTTCTCCAAGATGGACTATCGCACCATTGCCGTGCAGAATATTGACACCTTTTCTTTTATCCCAAAGGTTGATTTTAATCCACAGGAACTGGCTGCTTTGGGCTGCGAGGTGACAATGGTAAAAGGCTTGCCTTCTTTCGGTTTCGGTCGGGATTTCAACACAAAGATGTTGCATGACGATTTTCGTATCTATGCGGTTGACCAAGTGACATTACCTAATGCCGTAAGAGATGGCAAGCAGGTAAGCGAGGTTATTTATGGCACGCCATGGAATCCCCTCTTTGTCTGTTTTGCTACTGATGTGATTGCGCCGCAGGGCTCTTGCGGTTGCCTTTTCCGTCCTGCCATGCAGCAGTCCCCCATCGTCTTTTCCACTACCGAAGAGCACTCCGTCAAAAAAGTAAGCCGGTGGCTGATGGGCGACAAGGTGTTCACTTACGCCATGGACCATCGTGACTCCAACACGACGGGCGTCCATGCTGCCATCAGTAAGTGGCAGCCCGATGAAGTCTACACCGAAAACAAAAAAATATGGGTGGAGAATGAATTGAAGGACGGTACGCCAAAAGGTACTTTCCACCAGGAAGACGAAGAAATTCCGGCAGCAGCCATCAAGGCGCAGAACATCATTTTCTGCCGGACTCCCGAGGATGCAATCAGCATCTATTATGCCATGCGGTCCCTTCGTAAGGATAAAGATGGCGACACTCATTTTCAGCAGAAATGCTGGTATCATGTAGCCTTCTCAGTAGGAAGAAGAAACTTCTGGTATATCGACCGCGGTCAGTGGCGACAGGAGAAACTGGACTTCAACGCTGTGCAGTACCAGAAGATGAAGCGTTTCGCCGAAAAAATCATCATGCTATACCCTAACGACATCAGCAGTCAGCGCGACTGCGGTGCTATTGCCACCAAGTATAGCGATCTTTGTTATGCGATGTTGCCTGATGCTTTCAGGGTGAGATATAACCAGCGATGGCAGTGGCTCTATGGCTGTTCCCCTCGTAGTGTACGCGATTATATGTTGACGTTTCGCATGACCGATGCAGATAATTTCCGTTTCGATCATGATATTCGTTTGCCTCTGTATTCAAAATTGCGCGGTGCCAACAATACCGACCCTTTCGAGATAGAATATCCCCGTGACCCAAGAAGCGGTAAGCCCAAGCCACCGACCTGTAAGGTAAGTCCTACAAAGGTGTGGCTTTTTATGACCTCGTTAGGCTATTATCGAATGATAGACCCTGAGAGCACCGACCTCGTGGGCCAATTCATACACCTTGACCGATGCTTCGTAGAGTATATCGACTCGAAGAGCATTATCCAGGCTGTGAAGACCAAACTCCTTGAGTTTATCGAGCAAAGTTGGCGATATAACGATGAGGAACAGCGCATGATGTCGGATGCAGCCAACCTTATCGACAAAAACTTCTCAGAGAAATCGGCTGGAGGTTTGCAGTCGATGGTCATTGACTTCAACGAGTCTTTCAATGAGCGGATGGAATATTTCTTCTTCCGCAACGTGGCATTGAAAATCACGCCGGAGGCCATCACTCCTGTCAGTTACGACCATATCAACTTCTTCATCCCAGCTTTGGCAAAGAAGCCTTACGACTTCACGATGAGGGTGTTTCATGCGCCTTTCACCATCAGTGAGAGTCAGGAATATCTCGACCGCAAAAGTGCTATTGACCAAAAGGCGGTCATGCGCAATGAGGACGGATCGCCTGTTTTCAGCAACGAGGAAATCACGCAGATGCGCGTTGAGTTAAGCGAATGGGCGCAGACCTTCAGGTGGCAAGTTGACTGGCACGGCAAGCAGGAGAAAGAGCTGTGGCCTGTATTGCGAGTCATACGCGGCTGTTCCAATACATTATGGCGACTGGAGCAGGATGCCATACGCAACAAGAAAGAATTGGACTCCACCGCAGTGGCTACCATCAATTCTCATTTCGCTAACATGATTTCCTGCATTGGCCGTATCTGCTATCGCTCCTGGAAGGACATGCAGAGTGTCTGTCCTTACCTCTTGGAAGATCAGGTGGAAGACGAGAAAGAGGCGAGTGGCGGCTCTGGAAAATCGCTGTTGGTCAACACGTTTGTTGCTTCGGCTATCAACGTCCTGCGTGTCGACATGAAGAATTTTACGACTATCAATAATGCCCAGTTCAGTCTTTCCAACCTCCTGATATATCCAGGTAAGTATAGGTTGATACATTGGGAAGATAAGCCTGCTTCATTCCCGATGAAGTACTTCTACAACAAGGTTACAGCAGGAGCGATGATAGAGCGAAAGTTTGGTGACCCGGTGACACTCAAGTTGGAGGACTCACCTGTCAACGTGATTACCAGCAATTCGCAGTTGAGTGATGATGACTCGTCGACGATCGGACGTTTCCCCTTGGTGTCTTTATCCGACCGCTTCTGTCGTGCGAACCACATGCAGCATCAGTTGGCCCGATCACCACAGGAGGTCATGAAAAATCTCGCTACTGACCCCGAGCAGTTGAATGAATACGACCGCAACCAGGCGATATACATCTGTGCCTTGTCCGTGCAGTTTATCATGAAATATCATGAGTTCGTCATCGCACCGCAGAAGAACGTACAGCGCCGACTGATGGTAAGAGAGCTGACCGAGAACTCCGTGAAGTACTTTGAGTGGTTCTTTGCCCGGCAGGAGGTGTATGCCGCGCCTATCTGTACCGATGAGATGTTTAATGAGTTCATGCGCGATTGGGCGGATGCTTCCGAAGGTAAGAGCAAGGAATATAGCCGTGCCACCTTCAAGAAGAAGATACGCAAGTACTGCAAGAACATGAATATCATTGTGAATCCCGAACACCTTCTGGTGAGCGAGGACAACAAGCGGCATGGATGCTTTAAGCTCCGTGCATGGGTAACGAAGGAATACTTCGTCGGCAAGGAGTGGGAGAACGACGATACCGTAGAGCCGAAATACATCCGAAAGGTGGAAACCAGCAAGCACGTGTATTTCTTCTTCCGTTCAGGTAAAGACCATATACCCGACAATTACGATGACCTGAAACGGATGGCAAAAGAATATGTCGAGGGACCAGACCCATTGCCTTACCGTGATGACGATGGCAACATCATCACACTCACCACCGAGGAGGAAGAACGATGGAAGACTTTCGTTTCCCGTCGACAGGGCAGAAGAACAGGTAATCAGAACGCCAACAATGGCAGTAACCTGGCGGAACAGGTACCCAAGATGGAAGACAATGGTCTACCATTCTGACAGAATCGGAAAGGATATTAATTTTTTAACAACATAAAAACAATAAATTATGGCAAGCTATAATGGTAATATTGATTTGTTATCGTTGAATGGCACACAGGTGCTTGTAGGTATCGATGCGAAAAATCCACAAAGACCCTACGTTTGTATTCCTTGTGACCTCAACGAGATTAGAGTGGAAGTGTCGAAGAATGACGCAAACAGACAAATGGCTAAGTTGAGAGTGAACATTTGGCCTTTCAACGAACAGTACAAGAACAAGGTGCGCCAGTCTGCTCAGGAGCGAGGCGACAGTAACGTGAGTGTTCCTACACACGAGATGCAACTGTCTTTCTCAGTAGACTATATCAAGGCTATCGCTAAAAACTTCCCTAAGTTGGTAGAGCAGGTGAAAGAGGCCAACAAAGAGAAAGATCCCAACATCGTGAATGAAAATTTCAATGATGAGAACACTCATCTCTTCAAGGCTATCCGTGCCAGGATGAACAAGCGTATCGCACAATTATACCAGCCACAGTCGACAGGCAACAGCCAGCCTTATCCTACACAGGCTTATTCGGCAGTCAACGGCGCCAATACTTACGTACCACCAGCCGACGGCTCTTCCGATCCGTTTGTACCAGATGCGGATATGAATCCCGACGACCTGCCATTCTAAAAAAGAATATTCATTTTCTAATCTTTAGTTGTTTGACGAGGCAGTCCGACTCTGTTTCTGCGAAGGATGCTTTCCCCTTCAGAATTGCAGAGCGGACTCCTCACTCTTTCCTTAGTAAAAATATAAAACATTCAGTATATGAAATTACAGACTCCATCCGTACTTCTGCTTCGACAAGCCCTGCAGAAGGCAGCAAAGGGCATTGAGAGCAAGCCTTCCGTCGCCCTTCTTGCCGATGTCCTTCTGCGACAGAGCAAGAAGGACGGTAAATTCTTCTTCGTCACAGGCTCTGACGATACACAGCTCACCATCCCCGCGCCTCTCGACATCGTGGAGGGCAGCTTCTCTAAGCCCGTCGTATTGCCTATCGTCAGCATCACAAACCTGTTAGGTACTCTGCCTTCCGAGTGTGTGCTCACCATGGACTTGTCGGAAGACGAAAGCCACATGATGAATATTGAGTATTGCACTCATAATGGCGACAATGTGAAGTCGGGCAACATTTCTCTGCCCTTCTTTGCCGGCGACGACTTCCCAGAAGCGAGAGATCTCAATCAGGAGAAGACGCACATCTCTCTGCCTTCGTCTGTCTTTAAGTCAGTCATTTCAAAGGCAGGCAAGTTTGTTCTCAACGATGACCTCCGTCCTATCTTGAGCACCCTGTGCATCGATATAGCAGAGGACCGCAGCGAAGTGGTCTTTGTCGCTACCGACGGATGCATTCTTTTCAAGGTGACCCACAGCAACAACCCCGAGACTGGCGGTAGCAATTTCTATCGCAGTGGAGAACCTACACAGATATTGGTCCACTCCTCATTCTTCCGCACATTGTCTGTCTTTGATGACAGCGAACAGATAGACATCCAGACCGACGGAAAGGCTATCCTCTTTTCCGGCAACGATATAGAGTACATGTGCAAGGCCGTGGAGGGCAAATACCCCAACTATAAGTCTGTCATCCCGACCAATAACCCCTACTACGTGGTCGTTGACAAGAAGGAACTTATCTCTGTCGTCAAACGTGTGGCGCTCTTCAGTAGTGCAAGTTCCCATATCGTGGCATTGAAGAAGGATGGAATGTTCCTGAATATCTGCGCAAGTGATATTGACTTCAGCAAGAAAGCTGAAGACCAGGTGCTGATAACGGACAGCAAATGCAACGACGGATTTACGATAGGTTTCAACTACCATAACCTGCTTGATACCGTAACGGGCATTCCTGACGATTCCATCCGCATTCAGCTCGCCGACCCCAGCCGTGCTGGAGTACTTACAGCCAACACTCCAGCACCGACAACGTTGACGCTGTTGATGCCTATACTGCTTGAAGAATAACCCCTTTTAGAAAAAGAAGAAATGGACGACACATTGTTATTTATCCCTCCCTGCTGTGTGAACAAGATGTTGCCGAAGGCAATGAAGGAAGCTCCACGCAGGATGCTTTCTTTCTATACCCACGGCGACGTGACGGCAGAGAAGTTCTATCGAGCCATCAGCTATGAGATGATCAGTCGGCACGTCCTTGTACTGGCGATGCCGGTGGTCTCCAACGAGATGCTGGCATTCCTGGCGCAGTGCTTTGAGCGAGACTGGATTTCCCATCTCATTCTTTCGACGGGGCGCAACATAGACGACATGATGGATAAGTATCTGAAGGACTATAAGGACAAGATACTCTACACCTTTAACGGCGATGTGTCGTCGGTAGCGGCGCACATGGTATTGTATAACAATGCCCGTGCGCTGATACTGCAGGGGCACATGACGGAACGACCCAGCGGAAGGTTGTCGGGCTATACACTCATGTTTTATCCCGACTACAGTCTTAGCATCAACGACCTCGACTGGGGCAATCCTATCAGGAACATTCTCTTCCCCGACGTGTTGCGACACCGACAGCGCGTGCACAAGGACAAAAGAGATGTGAACGAGGCAGAGTTGGCGGCTTTTCTGCGGGCTGACTTCCCACCCTATAAGAATAAGGAGGGCGAGGACAGCTCGCACGACCATCACAATTTTGGCAATATATAATGAAGGAATATGAATAAGACACCTCGACAATCATATACGGAGATACGTCGCTACACGGAGAAGTGGCGATGGATAGACCCACGCAGCGGGCGTGTAGTGACAGGCTACGTACATCCGCAGACAGCGAGAAAGGTGGAGCGTGTGCCGTTCTACATCAAGTTTCTCACCAAGACAGGCCATGTCGATGAAGGCAACTGCGTATGCCTGTCTGTTGACGTAAATCGTCATCAGCGCAAGGTGCAGTTTGTCGATAGTGGCGAGGTGAGGGTAGTGAACGACATCCTGGTGCTTGAGATTGACGGCACGAGGTTTATCACCCACTAATTTTCTCGCCTTATCAATGAAATTATCTTATTATATTCATTTCTATATAATTTTTATATAATGTTCTTAGTACCATTTAGCGAAATGGTCCGTATTAGGTTTTTAAGAAATTATAATGTTACATTTCCTCCAGCTCTCTCGTGAGAAAGGGCTGGAGAACAAAGATCAAAAAAAGCGCAGCTTGTCTGTGCATCGTTGTTTTTTAAGAATTTCATACTTTCGCCCTTTGGTTCGTGAGAATAGAAGGGTTCTTATTTAAAACGTTTTAAAAATATTAGATATGAAAAATCCATTCAGAAAAAAAAGTAAGGGCAAAAGCATAAGCAAGAAAGCACGGCAGCGTGAGCTTCGCAACGTGGCTGCCTCCTTTGCCATTATCGACGAATTTAGTCGGCGCAATCTCATTTTCTGGCAAGTCAAGAACCGTATGCTTCTCATCGAGGAATCGTTGGCCATGGTGGAGTTAGGACTGGGCGCTGCCCTGTTTGAAGGTTTCCTGAAAAAAGTTTGCGACTGGCAGAACTTTAAGTTAATCAACGAGGCTTACGAGCAGAAGCGCATCGAGATAGAGGTTGCAGCCGCCCGTAAAGCCCAGGAGGAGAGGGGAGCGCCCCTGACGGATGCTGATGTATTGCGCATCCGACAACATGCCCGCAGCTTCATGGAGCAGATACCCTTAGAGCAACTGCCTAATCTGATACGTGAGTTCGACATTCTCATCATCCGTGCGTCTGCTACCACCGCCGACTCTGCCACCGAGGAGAACGGACAGCTCTTGGCTGTTGGTCATTACGACGGAGAGAAGTTGGAAATGGCTATGTATGATGATGTCAAGTCGTCGCTCGTGAGCAGCCACGGCAGCGACGAAGATTAGGACGCGTATGTTGAATTTCATCGTGTACTTGTTTTTTATCTATATGTTGTGTACTTTCGTCATTGCCTGTTTGCTCACACTGTTCGGCAAGCCCGAGCCAGGTGATGACGAGAAGAAGGACACAAGCAAGTCGCGGTTTAGCGATAATGACGACTTCTACCGAGAAGGGTAGTGATAAAGTTGTTCTTCCCTACACGCCCTTTAGGGCGTGCTGCTGATGGCTATTACGCCCCGTACTAAAACCACTTACAAAACAATTATCAACGGACTATTGTTAAAAATATCTTAAATATCACCTAAAAGTACAACAAAATACCCGAGATATTTTGTGATTACGACTTTATTTCTTAAATTTGCAACGAAATAAATAATAACATATCCGTGATATTACAATATGGTAAACAAAAACCACTACAACTTATCGCAGACTTCATTGTCTTGTCTCGTTTGTCTGACCTGTAGTTTCAGCCGGGCTTGCGTTGGAGGCATCTATTGCCTGCGCCATAAGAAGTATGTGCAGTATCAACGGATAGAAAAATGTGAGGAGTTTTCGGCATGAAAAGTATATTAATGACCAAGGAGAGTTGGATGACATCCTGCTTCAGCATCGCCCGACATACGGGCGGTATCGTCGTGAAAGGCGACGATGGCAAGCAACATACCTTTTATGTTGTCAACAAGGAGGGCAGCCGAAACTGGACTTATATACCGCCCAAGGAGCCAGCCGACCTGATAGACAGCGAGTTTATTCCATCTTACAAGTAGTTGGGCAGGGAGCGTTTCATCCGTGTCGTACAGGCCAACAACCGAGTCGATCGCGCCGAACTGAAGAAAGCACTCAAGGCCGAGGAGTTTCGCCTGCGGTCGGAACGCATCAAGGAGATGGCTGCGATGGAGGCGAAGCGGAAGCTGGCTAATCCGTCACTCTTCCCCGAAGACTGAAAAAGAGAAAGCAATGTCCTATTATTAAATATTTAATATCAAATAAGAATGAAGAAATTTAAGCAAATTTTTGTTGTGTTCTGTGCTTCATTAGCATTCGGTTTTTTCGCGATGGCCTTTGGCATCGTTTTAAGAAAGATGGCAATAAGCATCAATCCTGATCCGTCCTTTATTGTAGCGTATGATGCCGGGCGTATGGCAGTAGTTAGCGTTATTGCTTTTTTCTGTATATTGTTACTTGTATGTCATTTTATCATGTCACTTATGCGCAGATTTCTGAGTAAGGAACACCATCAGTCTGATAGGCAGCACGATGATGATCCTGACGCCGATACTATTACAGAAATGAAGAAGAAGATTAATGAGGGCATCAGACATGAGATGCAGAGGCTTATTGAATTGATGCCTGAATATGAGTTTGATCCTTTCGAGAAAGTGTTGGTCCGCGACTTCCGAAACTCCGAGTGGCGTGCTGCCATATTTCGTAATAAGGACGACCGTGAGGACCATTATCCTTTCCGCACTACCGACAACGAAGGTTACAGCTTCTGTCTGCCATACAATTATATCACTGCCCCACTCGTCAATACCACCCTGTCGCTTGAAGAGCTGTTGGAGCAGAAAGAGAAGGAGTACCAGGAACTGAACAAGGATCAGGCAGAGTGTATATGAAATCTGTATTTTTTAACGAGATGGAAACTTTCGACCTACCTTCCGACTTCATTGACAGTGCAATGAAAATAGGAGGCATTGATGATAAAGAACAACTGAACTCAGCATGGAGGAGACTTCAAGTGGACGTGGACACCGCTGCAGACGGAGTACCATCAGGACTTGGCTGTGACGTGTGGATAGCAGATAAAAGAGATTTAATCACTCAAAAATTAGACCTGTCTTCTGATAACAGTATATCTCTGGCTCACCACCGCCGTGTTCATTATTGTGACCCTTTAGGCTTTCATTTGGATGATGCGGCGTGCGAAGATCCAGTTTTCTGGACGAGCAAGTTGGCAAGTGACGTGATGCCTTTTCGTAGTATTATCCCCTACGTCTGTCGGAGTCCCGTGTCTTCCCCTAACGAGAAGCCTTGGGAGGTTCAGCTATATTGGACGATAGTATTGCAGTGTTGGCAGGTGCCTGCTGATTACGGTTATTTATTGGTCTATACAACAGGAGAAGGTACAGAAATTTTCACTCGTTGCGAAATTAACAAGCCTGGATGGTATCTTCCTCATCCCAACGCCCTCCCTGTTTACGTCTTCAGTCAAAACAACAAAAAATAAATTAATCAAAAAAATAAGTAATTTAAATGATGGAAACAAATATCGGAAAGAAAGTAATTATCCGCGGCGACAGAAGCGGAGTGGAGTTTGGAGAACTTGTAGAACACAAAGGTAGAGAGGTAACTTTGAAGGATGCTCGCCGCATTTGGTTTTGGGCTGGAGCGGCTTCCTTGTCTCAGCTTGCCAAGGACGGAACAACGAATCCATCATCTTGCAAGTTTACGGTAACTGTAGATAGCATCACTATCTTAGATGCTATTGAGATTATTCCTTGCACAGACAAGGCAATCAAATCTATTGAGGATGTTGAAGTATGGAAATGTTAGAAGACAAGATAAGGGCGTTTTCGGCTATTAGTAATGGCAATGGCAATGGTGCTGGCGCTGGCTCTTGCGATTTCTATGGCAAAGGCTCTGGGGGTGGTTGCTCTGGAAATGGCGATGGCTCTGGTGATGGCATGGGTGATGGCATGGGTGATGGCTCTGACTCTGGCTTAGGTCATGGCTCTAACTATAGCACCTATGGCACCTATAACGATGGCAATGATTGTGGCTCTGGATCCTTATATTGCACAGGCTCTGGCAAAGGCTATGGTGATGGCATAAAAGAAATTAATGGTAAAGAAATCTATATGGTAGACAATATTCCTACTATATTTAAGTCAATCCGTAATAATATAGCGAAAGGCTTCATCGTTAAAAACGACCTACAATTTGAACCTTGCTATATTGTCAAAGAGAACAATCAATTTGCTCATGGCGACACTCTAAAAGATGCTTTCATGTCTCTTCAGGAAAAGCTGTACGACGACAGCACCGAAGAGGAACGAATCGAAGCCTTCATGAAGCAGTTTCCTGAGTATGATGTTAAGTATGACAATATGGATTTGTTCGTCTATCACCACGTGCTTACCGGTTCCTGTCGTATGGGCAGAGAAGCTTTTATGTCAAACAAAGGGTTATCCCTTGATGGTAAGACTTCTGTTCGTGAGTTCGTCAAATTAACGCAAGATGCTTATGGCGGTGATATTATCAAGAAGTTGCCAGAGGCATACGGTATTGAGTAACTAATCGCTCTCGGGCATAAAAAGAATAACAATGAATAAAGAACAATTAGAACGTGCTAATTTTTTAGCTAAAAGTTTAATTCCAAAAGCGGAAAGGCTAACAATGCCAGAAACTGCTGGTAAGATAACACTTGGAGAGTGTCTTGATGTTTTGCTCAAATGCGACAAAGAGTTCAACGCTAAATTCTCGCAACTTGTATCAGAAACAGAACAGAGATTTCGGAAAGAGTTTGATGAGTTTTAGTAACTAACCATCCCTTATGGGAGAATGGATAGGAAGAATATAAAAGATTAATTATGGATAGAAATCAAGCAAAAGAATTTTATTCTATCCTGCAGGCTTTTGCTGAAGGAAAGGTAATTGAGTGTAGGCTAAAACCAGATTTTATAAAAGGTTCTGGTTTTTCGGATGATTGGACTGAGGTAAAAGATTTGTGGTATATGAAAGGTCATGAGTATCGCATCAAGCCAGAGCAAAAACCAAAGTATCGCCCATTTGCAAACGCAGAAGAGTGTTGGAAGGAAATGCTAAAGCATCAGCCGTTTGGGTGGGTGAAGGAAAAAGAACGAAATGTGCGAACAGTAATAAACTATGTACATAACGATGGGGTTATGTTTAGTTGTGGCTCTGTTTTGTTTGAGCGTTTGTTTGATATTTACACCTTTGCCGATGGTACTCCTTTCGGTGTAAAATTGGAGGAATAATATAGCTTGGTGTTTTTATGATTTTTGTGATTACAAGGATAAATGTAAATTCTATCGAAAGGTAGTTGTTTGTCCTTATATGAAAGAGGAGGATTAGTTATGGAAATTGATGAAAAAATAAATGAAATAATTCAACAAGCAAAAGAAGAAGGAGCTTATAAGGAAAATTTTGACGCATTTGAACAAGAGGTATATGACCAAGGTTTTCATGATGCAATTTATTTCATGCTGTGGAATCCAAGCGAGCGAAGTTGTTCTAATTGTCAGTATCAGAACAGTAGAGAGCTATGTGGGGAAGAGTACTGTGGGCAAAAATACTGGAGCCCAAAATTGGAGGAATAGTTATGGCATGGGTAGCAGTTAATAGGTATGGTGACGAATACATCTTTGAAGCATTTCCAGAACGACTTAATTGTGTATGGGCGCCAACATTTTATGAATACGAAAATAGAGTGTACGACTACGTAGAACTGCCAAAAGGCAGCATCAAGAAGCTCATTGGAAGAGAATTATCTTGGAACGATGAGCCTGTAGAACTTCAAGAAGAATAGCGTATGAAGAAAAGAATATTAGATATGTGTTGTGGGTCACGTATGTTTTATTTCGACAAGCAAGACCCTCATGTACTCTTCGCAGATATAAGAGAAGTTCATGAAACTTTGTGTGATGGAAGGAAATTGGATATAGCGCCGGATATAATTGCCGATTGCACTAATTTGCCATTTGAAGACGAAACATTCGACATGGTAGTTTTCGACCCTCCTCATCTGTTAAAAGTGGGGGAGCACTCCTGGCTATGTAAGAAATATGGTAAGCTGCCCGAAAATTGGCAAGTATTTATCAACGACTCTATCCACGAAGGTATGAGAGTACTAAAAACGAACGGAACGCTAATATTCAAGTGGAACGAAAATCAGATAAAGGTTCACGACATACTCAATGCGATTACTGATTATAAGCCGATATTCGGGCATCGCACTACGTCTAAGAATCAAACTATTTGGATGGCGTTCATAAAGTAATTATAATAATAGAAAGAACAGGAGGATTGATCATGACAAGAGAAGAAGCTAAAAAACTAATGCCTGTTATTCAGGCATTTGCAGACGGAAAAGATGTTGAAACCAAAACAGGCTCAGGCTGGATGAGCATAGAAAACATGAGCTTTGCAGGAAAGCCTGATAGTTACCGCATCAAGCCAGAGCCAAAGTATCGCTCGTTTGCAAATGCCGAAGAATGTTTGCAGGAGATGCTGAAGCATCAACCATTCGGCTGGATAAAAGCCAAAGAAGGTGGTTATCAAAATATCATATCTGTTGATAACTTTTATGCAGGCTTGGGCGATAAGGATGGTAGCGCCATCTTGCTGGCTTCAAAAAATAGCTATCAAGACAACACCTTCTTCGACGGAACTCCTTTCGGTATTAAATTGGAGGAATAGTGTATGAAGAATAAGATTTTAGTCTTAGCCAAGTCAACTATTTGGTTCGTCTTGTGCTTGCTTGTAAGCGCGTTGGCTTTTGAAGGTTTTTTCTCATTAGTTAAAAGAAATGAACCTGCGAAAGATTTTAGTACAACAGTATTTTCAAAGAATGGGCATGACTATCTGCTTGTGGACACGAAACATGGAGTTTGTGTTATTCACGCCAAGAGTTGTCCTTGTAATAAGAAGAGTAGCGAATGAAAACAGAAAATATCAAGTTTAAGGCAAAACGTCTTGATAACGGAGAATGGGTAAAAGGCGACTTGATACATAGCACAAGTTATGTTGGCATAAGTTACCCCAGTGACGAGTTTTCTGATGTACCAATAGTGCACAGAGTTGACCATGAAACCGTCTGTCAGTTTACAGGATTGACAGATTGTGAAGGCAATGAGGTTTGGGAAGGAGATATACTTGAAGGTCCTAATATAGGAGAAATCTGTTTTAACCAAGGTGCTTTCCTTATTCACTCTATTTATGATAATGCTTTGTACTCTTTATCTAATTATACAACATGGGACGGGAAGATAACGTGTAAAGTTATTGGCAATAAATTCGATAACAAGAAGTAGCGTATGAAGAAAGAAGAACGGCTTCGCGTTTACAAAATGTATGATGGTCATTGTGCTTATTGTGGAAAATCGATAAAGTACGAGGACATGCAGGTCGATCATATTGTTCCCAAAAATAGAGGTTATTACTCTCGCTGGAGTGCTAAGGATGGGAAATTCATAGTTTCCCACGGAGAAGATAAAATCAGCAACTATATGCCTTCTTGCCGTGCCTGTAATTTTCGTAAACGTGATATGAGCGTCGAACAGTTCAGAAATGCCATCAAGCAACAGGCAGAAGGGTTGCTGAGAGGTGCAGCTAAATTCCAGGTAAACATGAGTATTGCATACGGTTTACTTATTCCTGCATTTGATGCCCCTGTAGTGTTCTATTTTGAGAAGTTAAAAATAAATGAGTAGCGTATGAAAACAGAAGAATATGTAAGCACCATCAAAAATATGCAGGCATTCTGCAATTTGGTAGAACATTTTTATCCAGATCAATACAAGTTCGTGTGTATGCAGCATGGCATTTCGGAGCGTGTGGCGATGGATATGTACGGCTATTTGCGCAAGGTGGCTTCCGGGCTGTATTGGTGTATCAACGATAAATCAGACGACTATTTTCACACTATGATAAGTATGGCGCAGGAAGCTCGCAAATTACAGATGCTGAATAGTCTTGTCAAAGATTCCTCTGCCTCTGGTGCGTATGGAAATTCAAGAATCCTTGCCATATTTGAAAAAGGTGATGAATGTATCCAGAAGGAGTTTGATCTGCAATGTCAGGCTTCGTTTGTCGAGATAGCCGAAATGATAAAAAATGGCTATGTATTGATGACTACCGCCCGACAGGTAGATTATGTTGATGCCAGGGAGTATGTAGGTGAGAACGAAGGCAAGAAATCACATATCCCTATCTACGATGGTGATGTGATGCTCTGCTATATAAATAAGCCGGAATTTTGGAGTTCGGATTATGAGAACAGCGGTCTGTATCTCTGTCAGAATGGTGGTTATCATCGTCTAATCTATACTCCTGGCAAAGGTTACGTAAGACACGGCGAGCCTGATACCGATGAGGAATTTGAATTGGAAATTGAAGATGAAGCCTTCAGCAGTTACGTAATGACTATCAGCCAAAAGTGGTATAAGCTTGGTAACATTCATGCCAACATCGGGTTCTTGATTGAAAAGCCGAAAGATAAAGAAGAGTAGCGTATGGAAACCAAAAAGGTTCTTACCCTCACAGTCAGCAAGCAATGGTTCGACATGATTGTGGCTGGCGGAAAGACCGAGGAGTATCGGGAGATTAAGCCGTACTGGGTAAGGCGTATATTTGATATGTCAAGAGCATTGGTTGGAGCAGATACCATTTCTTTGGCTTTGCAACACAATGTCATCAGAGACAGAAAAGACATTTTTAAAGAGTGTGGCAAAGCACTGACTCACGTCCTCTTCGTCAACGGCTATCGCAAGGATAGTCCACGTGTTAAGAAGGAGATTGTCAGTATCAGCATCGGTAAGCCTAAGAAAGGTATGTGCCCCGACAAATGGCTCGATACCATAAAATTCAAATAACTGTATCAACAAAAATATAGAGGACTATGAAGATACATAAAGGAAGACAATACATCGTGACCGTTAATTCGGAATATATCCGTTATTTGTATGAGCAGCAGACTGGTGAGAAGAAATCGCAAATCGAGATTCTCAGCGCTGTAGTGGATACTATAGACGATTTTCTTGAAGGCAATATAAAGAGGATTGTCCGTTTTATCATGCCCGATGGATCGCCATCGTTTACCATTACGCCACTGGTGCAGCATAACCTGCAAGAACGACGCAAGGCGAAGCGAAGAAAGAGATAAAACGATATGAGTATTAACGAAAAGATAGAGAACAATGAGAACAATTAAGTTTAAAGGCTAGAGCCTTATGTATGGACAGTGGGTGTCAGGTGATTTTGCCCATTCTCTTGATGGAAAATCAAACATCTCGGGATTTGTTGAAGAAGAAGGCAAAATGGGGTTCACTGGGGTATATCAAATTGACCCTGATACCGTCTGCCAGTTTATCGGTCTTCTCGACAAGAACGGTAAGAAGATTTACGAGGGCGACGTGTTGCGATCGGACGAATATCCGTACAGTTGCTCAAGATTAAACAAGCGCGACAGTTACTACGCCGTAGTGTGTTACAGCGAGGAGGATGCTTGCTTTGACCTCGTGAAGGTAAAGAATCCCGCCTCTGACGTAAAAGGAATTTCTGACGGCATCCTCGATTGCGTCTCGCGAGAGAGAATGAAGAACTTCGAGGTCGTCGGCAATATCCATGACCCCGAGTGGAAGCAATATGGTGAGCATTTACAAAAAGAAGATAAGGAACAACCATCATGAGTTTCCGTAATACCAAGACACCCAACAAGCCCACCACTCCAGCCAAGTGGCAGATACCTACGCGACCGAAATACAAAGCTGGCAAAGATGAGTATTATCTCGAAGGCGAGCTGAAGGAGCGTTTCTGCAAGCTCTTCCCCAAGAACTCCAACCGCCGCATGATGACGTGGTTCGGCATCGGCTTTTCCACCCTGCAACGCTTCAAGCGCGAGTTAAGGCTTGAGAAGGACATGAAGGCCATCCGTAAGCAGCAAGCCAAGGATACGAAGAAGATTTGCGAGCGCAACGGCTATTACGACTCCCTGCGGGGCAAGGCTCCATCCGAGGCTTGTATAGAAGCCAGACACCGTCTCACTGCCGCCGGCTTCTGTCCGATAAAGCAACTCAAAGCCAACAATCCTCGAAAATACAAGCGAATGTTGCGCAAGAAGAGCGAGCAGCGCAAGGAGTTATGGCACAAGGAGCATCTGCGTGCCTTCTACGGACTGGAGCGCAAGACCCGCCTCCGTGTTCCCACCATCCCGCTATCATACAGGGCTTCGGCTCAGAAACATGCTATGATACGCCAGTGTAACTACTTTGCCGACCCATTAGGCGACCCTCACATCATCTGCTACGACAGCGAGACACAGCGGTCAGCACGGCGCGAGGCAACGGCTGCAAGGCATGGGTTGAAAGTGGTGGAAGCGGACGAATAAACTTTTTGTAATAATAGAATATAACAGAATAGAATATATGGTGAATACATTATTGTTGATTTTTAGTGTCGCAAGCATATCACTTGTTGCTATAATAGGCATATCCTGTGGTGCAGTACTCGTGTTCTGCATCATACGTTTTGTACTCAGAGTGTTGCTTGCTGGTAGAGGAAAACCGACCTCGGAAAAGACAATCTATGAAAGGCGTTATTTTCCGTTTTGCTCTATAGAAATTGAGGATGGTCGTCTTTATGAGATATTATCATCTTCCAGTTCCGAAATTCGCATTGCGTGTGCTGAGAGATATAAAGCCGAAGAAAAACGTCTCTACTGCTACGCCTATCTGTCGATACTTCCGAGTGGCGTGTACGAATTGCACGTCCGCGACCCTCGTGATACGATAAGGCTTCGAGATTTTGTTATGGACCATCATTTGAATATCATCTTCGATCGCTGCCCCACCATCTTCCTTTGGGGTAATGAATCTCTTTCGCCCTTTATTCCTCTCAGAGACTATCTGGATTTTAGTCGTTGTTTGAAAAAAGCAGGGTGTCAATGGAATATAGAGCAGGGCGACTATCAGCAACTGGGCGATTACACCTACAAGATGATGAAAAAGAAAAGACGATGGTTGAAGTCAAAAGAAGTGGCAGGAGAAGTTGAACCTTAAAAATAAATGATAATGTTATGGGAAAATTCGCAACTCGCAGAGTACTTAAATCTCTCTTATCACGAGCTAAACTTACCCTCTATCGTCATCAACTCGATGGAGCTTCCTACCAGTATTATGCAGGAGGTTATGTTGTGAACGGATATTTAGGACGAAGGTTCTCTATGTCTGAACTGAAATACAATATGCAGAAGGGCTTGATCTTCTTGCTGAAATACGGAGAGCAAAAAACTGCACAATACAACGATGGAACTACCATTATATGTTATAGTGAGCCCCAAGCACCCTTACCGTTATCTCATCCAGTATGCGATGCCTACGGTTTGATATATACACTTGGTGATATTGAATATGATGAGCAGTTGCAGGACTGGATAAATTTTAACAGACAACTTGAGGAGGGCCTTGCAGGAAAAAGAAAAGTTTAACGTGGGATAAAAACAATAGAGACAATGAAACATCAGGAATTTAGAAATCGTGTTGCCTATGCAAGACGTTTGGGAGAATTGGAAGTCGAAAATGTGGCGATGGAACTCAAAATACATCGTCTTGCCAGAGACAATAACAGGGTAGTAAAAAAACTCCACAATCTGGAAGAAAAGCATAAGGATGTGTTAGTGGAACTGGACATGAAGACGGCTAATTTCGAGAAATTGCATAAAGCTTACTCCAACGTCTGCAACGCTAACATGGCGCAAGGGCGTGAGACCGACAACCTCAGAAAAAGCGCTTGTCAAAATGCGAAGCGAGAACGTGAACTTAAAGCAAGAGTGCAGCAAACTTATCGACTTGCTTGAGGAAAAAGGATTCACTCTCGTCAAGAACACCGAATGTCCTCACGATATGGTGGAGACTGGGGACTCGTTCTGCAAAGATAATCCCGAAACAGTAAGAGTGGATAGCTGCGCATGTTGGAATTGTGAATATTTCTGCCTCCGACTGAAGGATAGAGGCAAGATAGTTTGCAAGGAAGGACAGAAACGGAAGCAACAAGACAATAATGATGATGACAATCCGAATGTTTGAAGCTTTTGCAGGCTACGGCTCGCAAGCATTGGCAATGGAAATGGCTCGCATACCCTATAAGTCCGTAGGCATAAGCGAGATAAAGCCCGAAGCGTTGACCGCTTATCGGGCTCTGCATGGCTATGTGCACAATTATGGTAACATATCAAAAGTTAATTGGGATAGAGTGCCTGATTTCGATCTCTTTACCTACTCGTTTCCTTGTACCGACATTAGTCGTATAGGCGACAAGCGCGGTCTTACTGAAGGTACGGGCACAAGTAGCTCTTTATTATGGGAGTGTGAGAAAGCTATATCTGCAAAGCATCCTACATGGTTGCTTATGGAGAATGTGCGCGATTTATTAAGTGCAAAGTTTCGTCCCGATTTCGAGCAATGGCTTGCAAGGCTTGAAACAATGGGTTATAACAACTACTATAAGGTTATCAACGCTAAAGATTACATTCCACAAAACCGAGAGCGTATATTTATGGTAAGCATATTGAAGGATTACGACCGAGGCTTTGAGTTTAACGCCCATCCGCAGCGTACCCGATACAAGCAGTTGTCGGACATTCTTCTGCCGTTAGGTCCGCAGACTTCGTATCTTAAAGGAAAAACTTACAGTGAGTTTATGCGTCTTGCGCGGCTGGACGATATAGAACCTGGCAGCAGCCAAGTGTTTCTTTTTGGTCATAGTAGGGATGCAAAAGGACACGTTGCTAATTTTCATAAACTGGATTGTGCGCATTGTTGCACAACAGGTTCAGTTGGGGGGGGAACGTTGGAATGTACGTTTATAATCCAATCGACAAATCGGTACGCAAGTTTACGGCTTTTGAGCAAATGCGCCTGATGGGACTTGAAGACAAGGACATTCAAACGTTGTATCATTCTGGATTGTCGCCCAATCAAATTGGCGACCTTGGAGGTAACAGTATCGTTGTGGATATAATGTCCGACATTTTCTCTCGTCTATTCCCTTCTCTTGCAGGTACAGCACTTGAGCGAGAACGCAAACCTACCATTCTAACATTATTTGATTGATATGACAAGAGAAGATTTTGAACGCATCTGTCGAGAGCATCCCGAATGGATTCCCGACGACATCATTGAAGAACAATTTACAGACCGAGGTTTGATGACCGATGAAGTGTTGGAGACGTATAGACCCTTTCTCGAAGAAGGATAGAGCTGTGGGCAGCACACCATTGTATTGATAGAATATGAGTAATAATTTAAAATAGAGAATTATGAGAACAATTAAGTTTAAGGGTAAGAGTATAGAGGACGGGAAGTGGAATTACGGCGATTTGTCCCATGTGGGTGACCAGACTCTCGTAAAAAATAATCCAGTCAGTGATGGACGCCCTGTTTTTACGTTTGCTGTTGACCCCTCTACTGTATGCCAGTTCACTGGCTTCACCGACAAGAACGGCAAGGAGATTTATGAAGGCGACGTATTGCGATCGGACGAATATCCGTATAGCAGAATCGAATACAATACTCGCGACGACTACTATGCCGTAGTGTATTATTGTGAGAAGAAAGCTTGCTTTGGTATCGTTACGGTAAAAAATCCCTACTCTGACGTAGGTGGTCTCGAAGACGGCATCCCAGATGATCTCTTGCAAGAGAAGATGAAGAGCTTTGAGGTTGTCGGCAACATCCATGATAAGGAGTGGAAACTATACGGCGAGTATCTTCAAGAGTAACATGACCCACATCTACATTTCCGTGCATCCCGTTAGCCATCGGCTCGAATGGCGAGGATGGGAGTAAGCTTGTAAACGCACTGATCGCTGCAAGTGGTGGAATTTGTGTGTTTGTTGAATTATAAATAAAAGGAGAAATAATTAATGAGTTTTAATACAGAAAAGATAATCGTAAAGAACGAGGACACAGGAAAGGAAGAGGACGTAAAGATCTTCTATTCTACCATTACTGACAACGTAGGCATCACTTGTGGCGACCAGGAGGTCTTTCTTACTCAAGACCAGTTTAAGGCATTGGCGTACCTTATGGAGCGTTGCTTCTATACGAGAGAAATGTTGCATGAAGTGAGGACAGCCAAGAACTGTTGTGAACTTACCTATACCGTCTATTCCTCTCACGATGAAAAGACATGGGAATTAGTAGAAAAAGGGTAATATGAATAACATCACAAGATAGAATATGAGTAATAATTTAAAATAGAAACATAATGAAACAAAGATCAACAAGAAGCTTCTCTGAGATAAAAGCTAAATTTTTCGAGATCGAAAAAATGGCAGCCTTCCTCTACGGTTTGACTGAAGGTGACACGCTTTACTCACCTTTGTTCGGCTATCTGAATGTGAAAAAAACAAATGCTTCGGGCATTGAGATGGGCCTACCTAATCCAGACGAGGATGAAGCATACGACATTCTTTTTCGTTGCAATGGGCGTTTAGCGAACTTTGAAAGAGGAGAGTGTATGCTGTTTCTATCGCATCTTTACCGAAGTTGGAATGTGCTCAACTTCCAGCCCGGTGACATCGTGGCAATGGATATTAAGAATAAAGATGGCAACATTCTGACCTTCGTTGTGATTTTCAACGAAGTGGAATTTATAGATTCTTATCCCAAGATAAGAACATACGCCTGCTTGTGCAAAAACAGCGACGAACTTACTCCTAACGTCCATCTTGATCTTCTCGGTACATGCGCAGAAGAAGTAAGCATCGAACTGAGATACGCCACGCCTACGGAAGAAAAACTTCTCAACAATGCCGTGGAGAGAATCGGGAAAATATGGGACAAGAGAAAGCAGCGTCTTGTGCCATTAGATTCAGAGATTCACACTCCCGAGCAACTGCGCGAGGATTTCAACGCCTTGCAGAAAGAATACAATCGCCTAACTGAATATTGCATAAAACTGGAGCATGAGCGTGACGAAGCTCTAAAGAAAGCAGGGTTAGAGGCAGGTAGAATGCAAGGGGAGTCGTGCAAGGCTAACGAACGAATATATCTGACCTTACCACAGACCGATGACTGACAAGTATTACATCGGATGGGTACGCAGCGGCAAGGACGGCAAGGGCCTCGTAAAGAGCCGACCGCGCAAGCTGATAGCCCATGCCGTAACCTCAATGGTCGGGGGGTGTTACTGATCCTCGCGACGGACTGGGCAATACCACACCGCATATAGTATATGAATATGAGTAACAAACATAAAACCCAAGAAACAATGACAACAGAAGAAAACAAACGTATGTTGGCTCTTTCCTATATCGTAGCCGACTTGAAGGCAGAGAACATTGAGATGACGCAACGCGTGCATCAGCTCACGGACGACTACAACGATGCCGTGCGCCAACAGCACGGACTGGAGAAGCGCAAGGATGAAGACTCGTCAAAGCAGACGCTTGGCGAGATGCTGAAGATGCGTGATCATTGCGACGAACTGGAAAGAAAGAACGGAGAACTTGAGCAGCGCGTGCATCAACTCACGGCCGACTACAATGACGTAGTGCAACAGTTGAGCAGTAAGGATGCGCCACAAGTGGAAGCCCCGTCGAAGCAGACGCAGGAAGAGATGCAGCAGATGCGCGACCGTTGTAATGAAACGGAATTGGAAAATGTGAAGCTGAAGAGGATTGCAAAAGAATTTCACTACTTTGTGGAGGACAAAAAACTCTATGCGATAAAGGGGGAGAAATGCCCATACAACAAAACAGTTAGTGCCATGATTGGCTATGCTTATTGTCAGGAATGTAGTTCATTCCTGGGTGTCATTGAAGGCCTTGGTGTGATCTGCAAGAACAGAATGGCAGAGGCACAGGTCAGCTTGCCTGCCGATGAGTGATGAAATAGAACTAAAACTCGTGGGCTGGTGCTCATGTTCGGACAGCGACAAGTAAAGAGAACAGAATGTTTAATCAATTTGTTAAATGTATATATTATGAGCCAGAGAAATTTAGAAAACGTGAAGGAGGTTCTGTTTCAATACGGCAGGGTAGGAATGCAATTGTGGTGCGACCTGTGCGGTTGGATGACGTTGATAGACGTGACGGATGACGAGATTTTCTGTGCCATCGCCGATAAAGAAGCCGACCCAAAGACCGCCTACCTTACGTTCAATAAGGAGGGCTGTCTGAAACTCAAAGTAGGAAACATCGAAATCTCAGACCTTTTAGGTTCCGACTGTGTGATACATCCTAATCCAAGTAAAGCGAAATGGGACGTGCTGACGTGGCGCAAGGGCACGGTAGTGAGACGTCCTTACGAATACGACGGCCCATTCTTTATTGTCGATAAGGTAAACAATGATGATTATAACACTTTTATCCCGCTGGTGGAAGTTTTTGAGGACAGTTATTCAGACATCCAGAGTATAAAGGAATGCCCCAAGACCTCGGATGGCGAAAAGTGTAAGATTTCCGTCAATAGTTACTGCAGACTCAACGAAGAAGACACCCGAGAGTTTTACCGTAAAATCGAAAAATTCACGGGTCGTCTTTTCTCCAGTTGTAAAGGTTTTGAACTCCTTCCGCCATTCAATACTGGTCAGTACGTAGAGCTTACCTACGCAAAGCCTGGCTGCGGACTGGCTTCTTATGCAGCCATTTTCAACTGCTACGATGTAGAGAACAGAACCGTCTACCTTTATTCCATGGTGAAGAAAAACAAAGATATTGGAGGTTTTGAGTACAGCATGACCTTTATTGGTTTTAATGACGGCATATACTTTGGTCCATGTATCTATCTCGACCACCTCTGCCAAGATGGTGTCCCTCTGTCTATCATTCCAGCCGATCTTGCGACTGAAATCACAATAGACAATGCGCTGCACGCCGCCGGAATCTGTTGGTGTCCAACCAAACGCAAATTCGATATTTATGAGAAGCCTGCGACCAGTGCGGTAAAGGAAGAAAACAATAAATAAAAGAAAAGATATGCGAAACTATAGCTCTCTTTCCGAAGACGAGATTCATTCTCTCTCTTTGGTTTATCCGACAACTGCAAATGTCATGCTCTGTTCACAGTATGATATTAGCCGTGCTGGATTACATCGTCTTGCTGTTTCGCATGGATGGGAAAAAGATCGTGTTACAATGGCAATGATAAGGGCGCGAGGCGACAGAATTACGGGCAGTCAAGCGAAATGGCTGTGCGACAATTACGCCACCATGCCAAATTCTAAGTTAATGTTATATTTGGGTATAGGCGAACTCGCTTTGGCGAGATTGGCTTATAAATACAAATTAAAGAAATCGCCTGAATATATCAGGCAAGTAGTGGAAAAGGCATGCAAGGCGAAATTTGTGATGAAAGATGTTGCCCCTCAGAACGAGCCGATTATTTCCTCCCATTCACGCGGTGCCCGTCGTACCGGCACTATCTATCAGGAGATACAGCGCGACGCAAAAGGACGCGAGCAGAAAGGCAGGGGCTCTGCAGGTCATGTTGTCCGAGGTATCGGCTTCGTGAAGTCGCAGCGCATCCGCTGGGTCGGCGAGATAACAGCCAACTACAAGCGTTATCGTTTTCGCTCTACTGACTATCAATCGGTGGTGAGCTGGCTGTCGATGATGCGGAATAGATTGGCAGATTAAAGATTGAATTAAACAATTTATATAATATGGAAACAAAACGTAAATATACTGACGAGCCGGGAGCCGATAAGGGAGCCATTCTTTTGATGATTAACAGATGGTGTGGTAACTCTTGTCCGTTTTGCTGCAACAAGCAGTACGACCTCGATACGGTGCCAGTGGCTACCGTAGAGGAGCTGAAGGCTGCACATACCGTTATGCTCACTGGTGGAGACCCATTCTATGTGACAGGTATCATAGATATATGCTCACACCTGCGCCATGATTATCCTAACATCAAGCAGCTATATATCTACACTTCTGGTAGATGGATGTTTCTCAACGAGGAAGTAATGGTCCACTACGATCAACTCTTTACCTATGTGGATGGCATAAACTTTTCGCCTAAAAACAAGTGCGACTATGCGGCGATTAAAAAGATGCTGACGAAGCGAGATTTTGCGCCAGAGTTCTTCATCCATGTCCGTAGCAACCGCCTCATCCTCATGCCTAATGACTTTATGACTCGTGAGGAGCAGGAGAAATTCATCGAGAGCCTTCATCTCAAAGGTTTGGCTTTTTATGGTGCAAAGTTTGAAGTGGAATATCGGGAATGGCAGGAGGAGTTTCAGCCGAATGGTGGCGTGTGGCGCAGACTGCCAGTGTTCTTGTAATGATAACATCCCAATCCACAAAGCAATTTGTAATGCTGAAGGAAGAAAAAGAGTAAATTTTAAAACATAAAAAGATATGTGTAAACAATTAAAAGAAAAACTATTGCAGGCATTGATGGACAATATGGGGTCTGTGATAGACACGCTCGACGAGCACGCTAAGAGCATTAAAGAGCTGGAACAGCGCATAAGCCAGTTGTCCGCAAATGGCAGTGGTGCTGAGAGGAACAAGAATATAGAGTTTAGTATGGGGAGTGCTGCCCCTGGAGACCGCGACCGTTATGATGCTGCTAACGGCATATATTACAAGTTTTTAGATTCCGAACATCCTGGGACGTATATTATTGCCATTTTGAAAAGTCCCTGTGAGAAAGGAAAGATGGTCATGTGTTATGCTTTTTTGATACACGAGTCGAACAACGTTGAGACCCTCTATGTGGCAGACGATACTTTGCCGATGCCATATAGCGACTATTCGATGGGTTTCTGTAATCTTATCGGCAGGTATGCGTCTTTGCATCTACGAGGGACATACAAAATGGCGACCCTCACGATGGAGGATGTGAAGCACATCAACGGCTATATAAAGAAGGTGGGCTATACGGTAAGATTTAAAGCAGAGGTATTCAATACTCCGTCTTCTTACTCAGTCTCCGCAAGACTTACTCGTCCTCTTTTTAAGACGCACAAATATCGTCTTGGTAAACAAAGAAATAAGTAATCTTTAATCATATTACATCAAAATATCCTTATTTGTTTATTCAAAAAGAAGGGCAGCCGTTGTGATAACGGCTGCCCTTCGCCTTTCTTATGCAAAGCTCAAAACTCAACCCCTATCTTCCACTCGGCAATACGAACCAACCGCCACCGACTCGGAAGAACTTGCAACCTAAGTACAGCGTATCGAAGGCATCCGTGAAGTCGGTACGTTGCTGCAGGGGTAGCGTGTCCTCGCTCTCGGGCTTCTTCTCTTGGCTTTTGTCTTTGTGGAAACCCTTGTACGAAATCTGCACCTCGCAGAGTTGCATGGCAATGATAAGGTCGGGGTTGTTTACCTGGTTGATGCGGATGGCAGGGTAGGAGAGGTGCGCCAAGCCGTCGTTGATGATTTTGTGCTTCACCTCGTGCTTTTCGGGAGCACCCATATCTATGGCCGTCACGTTCCAACCGTGCTTCTCCAACTCTTCAATCACGGTCATGTAGAATCGCTCGTCCGACGAAGCATACGACGCTCCCTGCTTTGCCGTGGCATCATAGAAATACGTCACGTCACGGTTGATGGCTCGCTTCGGTGCGTAATAGTCGGAGAAATCGGCTATCACATCACGCAGCTTGCGCTCGTTCTTCACATAGAAACTCTTGATGACGTTCAGACATTCCATGCCGTCACGCTCATACATCTGTCCGACCACCAACGTATTGATATTGGCATTATAGTCGAGGGCTATATACAGAGGAAGGGAGTTGATGCAGTCGGAATCCTGGCGCGAGTCGTTTCGCTCGCCCAACTCCTTGAAGTCGGGTTGATAACTCTCGCTCGTGACTTTCTTACCACCGATGATGCCCGATACCTTTTGCGTAGTGAATTTTGCAGACGATAAAGGGTCTATCTCGTCGGGGATATATCCGTGGACATGATCGATGTCGAGGTTGGAGTAAAAGCCGTCGTTACTCTTCTGTATCTTTACATTGAGAATTGAAACGGCGAAAGTGTAGGGTGGAAGGTCTCGCTTCATCTGACGGATATAGTCTTCACCCAGAATATCCACATTGTCGAGCGATGACGCACGGCGCACACAGAAAGCCACACGGCGCAGTTCACGCAGATAGTTTTCGGAGAATTTCTTTGAGCGCTGGAACATCTGCATCTCAAAATCCTCTTCCGGCGTGATAAGGTATTCGTAATCGTAAATCAGTTCGGCATCGTCCTGCGAAATGAGCTTATAGTTTACCGCCATCTCCACCATACCCTTTGTGACGTGTTGCCCATGGTTGGGCATAATGCGGAACTGCCCCTCATGCTTCATCATCTTCAGAGCCACGGCACGGATCATCGTGCGCAACTCCTTCGGTACCACACGCACCGAGTGACTGGTCTTCTTGGCGTTATACAGCAGGTCGTTGTAGCGTATCACCTTGTTGGCGTAATCCTCCAACTGCTCCTGCACCCATCGGTAGGTATGGCCCTTGTATGGTCCCGTCTCCACCGTCAAGTCCAGTTTCTCCTCCTCTTTCTCCAGCCACGAACCTTTGGCTGTGAGCGAGGCATCGGATAGGAAGCGTGTACTTTTATACATCGGGTTGTGGTCGGAGAAGTTGATGTCGCCCAAGGGATGCGTCTGTCCTGAAAGCGCCGGCATCAACTCGTCGGTCACTTTCTTATAGGGAAAGAACCTCGCCTCGTCGCCTACCATAGCCGAGAACGTGTAAGAGTTGGCAGAGGCGGTCTGCGAGAGCGAGATAAGCACCCAACCGGAACCATTGGCAAACCAAATGTAGTTGTCGTAGTTCTTAGGTTTGAAGATACTCTCGCGAGCATGTTTCGGTGGGCGACCCCAACCGAAGTGTATGCCCTGCGTAAAGCCGAACATACGCTCCATGGCCGCCATCGTACTTGGTATGGTCTTGCCGAAGCCCTGCTGACGCGACACAGCCACCCATGCGCCGAGCATACCAGGCATGGAGTTTGATGCCGTCCAGACATAGGGAGCCACCAGTCCGTCGGTCTTACCCACACGGCGGGCAGCAATCACTCGCTCGTCCTTGGCTCCCATGTATAGCGACTGCTGCTGGAATTTGGTTAAGTAAATGTTATGTGCTTGCTGCATTGTTGTTATCCTGATTTTGTGTTGTGTTTCTTATTCGCTGTGCGTCTTATGCCCCACATGCCATTTGCTGCACGTCCTGCATCGGTACACCGTCATGCCCTGCGCCAGTAGCTTCGGGTTCTGATTGAGATATTCCCAAGCATCATCCTCCGTCTCGTAGGTCTCCTTCGCCTTCCATGAGCGCTGCTTGCGAGTGTAGTGTTCGGGGTCCGGCTTGAACGGTGGCACCTTGTTGAAGTATTTGTGTCGGTTGTTACTCATGTGTTGATTTTTGTGTTAATTGTTAGTTATGTTGTTAGAAGAGGGTCGGCTGCGCCATCTCCAATTTAATGCGCTTGCAAGCCTTGTCGTAATACTCCTTATTGAGCTCGAAGCCGATGAAGTTACGCTTCTCGCGGATGGCTGCAATGGCGGTGGTTCCGCTACCCATACAGTTGTCTAAGATGGTGTCGCCCTCGTTGGAGTAGGTACGGATGAGGTACTGAATAAGAGCTACGGGCTTTTGAGTGGGGTGAAAAGAGTCAGTTTCCACGTTAAACTCAAGAATGGATGTAGGATAGTTCTCCCATTCCGTTACGACTGTCCCTTTCTGAGAAGGTCTTTTGCCTATAACCCCACCGAATTTGTTTAGTGAATTATGCCTAACCTTGTGGCATGGTCGCAAATCTTGCGGATTGTATGGCATACGCTTCTCTCCCATTATGCTCTTATGGCCCATTCCGAAACGGCAAAATGCAGATATTATCTCGTAATTCTTCAGAGGTCTGTTCTTGGCATGAACGAAACCTGCCGAAGTATTCTTTTTCCATATCCAATCATATCGCCATTCTTTCATATTGCTTGTGCGAATGGAAGTACTGAATGGTTCACTGCCAAAAAGAAGAACTACCCCCCCATTTTGAGAACACGATGATATTGCTCCCACAACTTATCAAACGGAAGCACGCTATCCCAAGCGCAAGCAGTAGTACCATACGGCAAATCGCAAATGATGCAATCCACGCTTCCGTTCGGAATCCTTTTCATCCCGTCGAGGCAGTCTTCATTATATATCTTATTCAGTTCTATCATGCTTTGTTGTTTTGTAAAATTATCAGTTAAACCACTTTACAGTTGTCTCGCCTTTATACCCTTTCTCCCATACAAACCAGGCGTAAGCCGCGGCGCTGCCCACAATAGCGTTGAAGTCGCCGTTGGGAGCACATTTCAGTCGCGATGAACTTACCCAAACACGAATAGGTGGGGTAGAACGGAAGAGAGCGCGTCGACCCTTGCCTTCGAGGAAAGTCAGCTTCAGGAACATCGCCACCTTCTTTCCTTCGGGGATGATGCTCAGAGCCTTCTCCACAAACTGCTGCGCGAATTTGTAGGGAGGATTTGTAACGATGTTTCCGTCCCACGCCAAATTATCAATAGCGAGGAAGTCGGCCACCTCGCCGTACCCTCTATCCACAAGGTCGCGGCTCACCACCTCATACCCTGCTGCCTTCAGCACCTCGCTCATGTGCCCCTCGCCACACGACGGCTCAAGAATCCTGCCCTCAAACCGCTCCAGCTTGCACAGCCATTCCGTCGCCTTTGGCTCAGTGGCATAGTAATCCTCCCGCTGTCTATCCGCATTCGTATGGTTGCTTGCGCCCAACGTCTTGAATACAGCAGCCGAGCCGCCTACCCAGTCCTTTCTTTTTATGTTGTTATTCATGTTGTGTAGAGTTTTTGTTGCTTATAATGAAAGTTCCAGTCTTAGAAGAATTTTGCGGGCTGACATTCATCGATTAACTTGCGTGTTTCTTCAGCACAAGCAGACACGCATTTTTCTACTGCTTCTGTGATGTCTTTGATTTGATCCTCACGCATATTGTTGTATTTATCACAAGTGTCCTCTATTATTTGGTAGAGAGTCTGTTTTTGTAAAGCCTCCATATAGTCCACATACTCCTTGCACGTCTTGCGCCCTGGCTCCTTTACCCAATCGATGAAGTCCTTCTTCCAGTCCTTCCATGTCTTGATTTTTATTGTTATCATTGTCGCTTACATTTTGAATTGTTTTTTCAAGAAAGTGTTGCTTTTAATAAGCTCTATCATTTCCTCCTCGGAGTGTATTCCTTCCCAAAATACTTCAGTATGCGACATACCCCTTTCATCATCTACGGAGAACGGCACGGCATAGTTGGTATATCCAACACCGTGATGTTTTATCAAGTGACGACCGGGATTCTTGTAGATGTTATTGATCCACGTCTCGTTGTCACATTCAGTCCATATTTTGCATTCTTCGAGGGTAAGGTATTTGTCGATACCCATAGGGTAGTGTCCTGCCTGCCCGTTGCCTTCTGTCCCGAAATAAATAATCTTTGCCATATCGTTATTGTTTTGTGTTGTTTATAATGTCAAGTCAATACCGAACTTATCCTCCAAGAACTTCTTGAAGTCCGGCTTACCGAACAGCCCTGTGCTTACCTTGTTCCAATCTGCATTGGAGCTGTAAAACACGTCGCGGGTGAACCATTCGTAAACGTTGTCGTACCTCTGGCACGCCTTGCTGTCAGGATGCGTTTCCATAAATCGTTGCCCCGCACGGAGATACGCCTTTGCTATCTTGGGATATTTCTGAAACTCGATAATGCGCTTGCGCCTTGATGCGAGAGGGCAGCACATGCAGCCGAGACGTTTCGACACGTCGATTTGCCCCCCCCGAATTGTAATAAATGGGTGCGAGTTTCAACTTTCTGTCTATAATGAAGTCGCGCACGTCCTCATCGGTCCATTCCAGAATAGGATAAATCTGTTCTACGTGATTTTCCTCTTTCTTCGCTCCGTAGTATCGGCACTCTGTCGGCTCGTTGTATCTTTCGTTTCGTTTCCGGCTCTCAGCCTTGCGCACGCCGATAATACTTTTGTCGAGCACCTTATATTCCTTCAGTTTTTCACAACAGAAACGAGTAAAGCGAGATGGAAATCCTTTCTGCGCCACGAGATGAAAGAAGGAAGTCTTGGCCCTCAGTATCTCCACTCCCATCTCCCTGACGTGCCCCAACGTGCCTGGCGGGTCGATGGTCGTATTCTTGTATATGGCCCGATACTTGATGCCGGCCTCTTTCGCCAGTTGAAGGAGCACGTCGGAGTCCTTACCGCCCGAGTATGCTATCTCTATCTCGCCGTCGTATCGCTTCTGCACACTCTGCAGGAGTTTTATCGACTGTTTTACCTTTTTCTGCAGTTGTTCGTTTAACATATTTTTTATAGTCTTTTTATAGTGTTTTTATAGCGCATTTATGCACTATATATTTGCCGAGGTTCGATTCTTTTGGCGAAATCAGCCGAACCTCCGTTTTTTTGATGTGCTAACACTTTTGGTAAAATGTGCTAACACTTTTGGCAAAAAGTGCTAACACCTTCGTTTTAATGTGTCGGCACATTCGCTTTTCAAACGATGCCCATTGTTTATATCAAACAATGCCCATCACCTTCATAAGGTCATGCCTATTCTTCATCATCCGTAGTTTCGGAATCCGTCAATTCGCTTTCTTTCATGTACCCGTGTCTAATCACATCCTCCTCGTCCTTCTGCTCCATGTACTCGAAGTAGTCCGGCTCAGTGTCTTTGCCTACAGCCTGCAGGGATTCCTCTTCGGCTATATCCCGCATATCCTTTGCCGTAAGACCATACTTGCGGGCCAGACGCAGCTTCTCCTCCTCGGTATAGTTGATGCGGTCGCGCTTCACGATGCTCACGTCCTGCGTGATGGCAATGCGACTCATGTCCGGCATCTCGTCCGTAGCATCCTTCTCCTCGATGAAGTTGCCGTATATGTTGGCCAAGGCCTGCATACCCTTATCCACGGCACGGTCGTTGTTCTGCTGTTTGCCCGTGCGTATCAACCATTCTGCCGAATTGAGGTACATGGCCTTGTGGCGCGGACTCTCGTCGGTGGTGAAGAAGCGGATGATATGATTGCACACCGCCACGTCGTTGTTGAGCTCCGTGATGGTGCGATTTTTCACATTACCCTCGTCGTCCACCGTGATGCCCAGAGCCTGAATCATCGCCACAGCCTCCTTGTTGCCCTGTGCGGCTTGGTTGATGAACAACTCGTAGTCACGCCGGGCAATGTTGCGACAGGTGGTGCGTGGGTCAATATCCTTGTTCTGCACCCACCTTTTGTAATATTCCGCACAGAGCTGCATACGATAGCGCTGCTCCAGGTTCGGGAACATCGTCTCGATACTGATGCCTTGCGCCAACCATTTGTCGATGCGTGCCAATGTGCCTTGTGTTATCTGACTCATCTTGTTTATGTTGTTTGTTATGTCGGCAAAGTTACGAAATCATCCAAAAACGATTGGGACATACCTCTCTGCCTGTCCGCATGGCGAAAAAAATATGTCCCACCCGTTTTTTCTCCTTTCATTACCTTTGCATCGTATCTTAATCAAAACAGGATAACACTTCACATTTACATCACACATTAAAAATCAAACACAACAATGCAAACGATCTTACCCAACATTACCCGATTCATAGCAGCCGCAATAGGTCTGCTGTGGTGTTACATCGAACCCTCACTCAACTACATCGGTGTATGCTTCTTCGCCCTTCTACTGGATTGCTACACGGCATGGCGGCTCAACCGCCGTATCTACAGCCGATTTCGTGAGGCTATCAAGAAGAATCCTAAATGCCAGATGGACGGCAAGCTGAAATCCAAGAAGATGACCAAGATGGTGCAGGACTTCTCCGTCCTCATCCTCGCCATCTTCCTCGCCACCGCCATCGACACCATCGTACTCGACTACATGAATCCGCTCCATCTCGCCAATTATCTCGCCGCCCTTTACTGCGGAGTCCAGTTTGTCAGTATCCTTGAGAACGAAAGCACCTGCAACGGAGCAGGGTGGGCGCGAGTGATGCAGAAGATAGTGGCCGACAAGACCGAGCGCCACTTCAACATCAAGTTGAAGGAACTCATGCGGGATGAGGAAGATATGAATAAAGAAAAATCCCCCGACCCCGAATAGTAGCATGGGTATCGCCGCCCATAAACCCTAATAAAGTGAAAAGAGAATGGCAACAATAAGCAATATCCTTGAGCATTGGGCTTCCATTTACAAGCCTTTTTCTCACAACCCCGAGAGCAAGCGCCTCGAAGACCAGAGTTTCTTCCGCATCCGCTACATCGACCTTGAGAACATTTTCTCCCGAAACGCCAACGTCGTTCACTCGCCGTGTATGCTATACAGCGTACTGACCACCGGCGAACTCGTTGACGCAAAGAAGGCATCTGTCTCTCACCAGGTGTGGTTTCTCGCTAAGGTGAAGGACACGCCGCAGACTCTTGGCCGTTACGACGGCAACAAGATAGAGCGCACGGCCAACGACCTCACCGACTACTGCAAGGATCTCATAGCCTGGCTTATCGAAGTGAAGCGCACAGGCCGCTGTCCCGTCACAAAGCGCAGTTTTGCCGACGATGCCATGGTGATGGCAGAGCTGCAAAGTATCGACACCAGCAGCATCTCCTTCGGCATGGTGGGTGACATCTACGCCGGACAATGGCTTGTCGTGGGCATGGACTGGAAGAGCCTGCAACCGCTCTACAACTTCGCGTGTGGCAGCAACGGCAAGTATATCGTGCCGGAAGAACCCTAACCTTTTAATAATATATGCGATATGGGCAAACCAATCAAAAATCCGATGTTCCCCTTCAATAGGGTAGCGGCTCGCTTCTTTCAGCAGACCATCAATCAGCTTGAGGTGAACACCATGACACAGTGCATCTACCCCAAGGAGGTGTATAACGGATATGCTGTCGTCAATCAGAAACGCAAGGAGATGGGACAGTGGTACTCAACTGGCGAGGGCGCAAAATCGTTTGCCGGAAGAATCATCGAAGCCGGAGAAGGAGGCAAGGTGACGATGGCTTTCCAGTTCAACGACTATATGCGCTTTGTGGATATGGGTGTCGGTCAAGGAACGACATACGAGGACGTAGAGTCGGGCAAGAAGGCTCGCTTCCAGACGCGATACGTCAGCAAGTGGGACCGAAAATCGGGCAAGTCGCAACGTCCTGCCATCATGATGGAGCTTCGCCACCTTCAGCAGCGCATCGCCAACTATCTGGTTGACTTCTACGGCTACGAGGGCGAGGTGAAACTGATAAACACCTTCGAGGAAGCAAGTCCGATAAAGATTTTATAACAACAACACAAACACACTAAATATGGCTACAGCAAAGAAAACTCAAATCGTCATTACTGCCAATGCGGCCGTCGCCAAAAAGGTGATGGAGGAACTTCAGCAGCGCATTGACGGTATAAAACAGAAGATGGCTGCGCTCGACGTGACAACCAAGCAGGGCCAGCGCGAGTTTAACAAACTGAAGAAAGAATTGGTTTCGTATAACTCGGCCGTAACGCAGAATATCACAAACGAGGAACGGGTAAAACATGCCATTGACAATCTAAACACAACTTCTCTCAAGGAGTTGCGCCGTGCGCTCGTCTCAGCAAAAAGCGTACTCGGAAAAACGTTTGCTGACGATCCGGGTTTGAAGAAAAAACAGCAGGATGTTAAGGCTCTGCAAAATCAAATCGACAAACTTACTGGCTCGGTACACAAGCAGGGTGGAGCATGGCAGACAGCGATGAAGAACCTCACGGCATACGTCGGATTGTTTGCAGTGTTCAATAAGGCGAAAGAACTTGTGACGGGTGTTATTCAAAAGAATCTCGATATGTCAGACTCTTTGGCGAATATTCGCAAGGTCTCAGGCTTACTTCATCAGGATATTGACAAGATGGCGGTATCTTTGTCAAAAATTGATACCAGAACTTCTGTGCAGGAGCTGCAAAACATCGCCTATGCTGGAGCTAAATTGGGTATTGGAGAGTATGGACCAGAAGGCTTGGAGTCTTTCGTGAAAGCGGCTAACCAAGTAAACGTGGCATTAAAAGAGGATTTGGGCGACGAAGCCCTCACTGCGCTGTCTAAGATTACCGAGGTTATGGGTCTTATCCCTAAGATGGGCGTAGAGCAGTCTATGCTTAAAACAGGTAGTGCCATCTTCAAATTGGCGTCCACTTCTACGGCCACGTCAAATAAGATAATCGATTTCAGTAATCGTCTCCTTGCTATGGGTAAGGTGGGTGCGCTTTCCACATCTGATATTCTCGCCCTTGGTGCAGCCGTTGACAGTATGGCTATCGAACCAGAAGTGGCAAGTACTGCTTTTACAAAGCTGATTACCGAGATACGTAAGGGCACATCATCTATCGAGAAGGATTTAGGCCTTGCAAAAGGTTCTTTAAAGTCTTTCCTTGAAGAGGGTAGGGGTATTGAGGCTATACAGACAATCTTCCATAAGATGCACGAGTCTGGGAATGTCTTTGCCCTGGATAGTCTTTTTAAGGATCTTGGTTCCGACGGCTCCAGACTTATAAAGGTAATGGTGACTATGGCCGAGAAAGCTGATATGCTTGATAAAGCCGTATCAACCTCTCGCCAGGCTTTCGATGAAGGTATGGCTGTAACTCAGGAGTATAATATCCAGCAAGACACAGCGAAGGGTATCCTTGAGCGTGCCAACAATATGTGGAATAAATCGTTTGTAAATCCTGATGGTATTAATTCTGTTAAGCAGTTGTCGATGGCCTGGTACGATTTGTCCCGCGCCCTGACAACATCCTCCGCTTCACAAAAAGCAGTTTTAGGTACGATAGATTTAATAGTCCTCTCCTGTAAAACGTTGATAGCATTACTGCCTACTCTTGTCGGCTTTTTCATTGGAAAAGGTATTGCGATGGCTGCCATTCAACTTGTCAATATCAGCAAGGCTGTGTGGGCTTGGGTGGTTGCGCAAAAGGCTTTGAATTTGGCAATGTCGGCTAACGTATTCGGATTGGCTATTGGTGTTTTATCTACGCTTTACTCTTATTTTCAAAAGAATGCCAATGCGGCCCAGGATGCTGCCGATGCTGCCGATCATTTTTCAAAATCGTTAGCTGGAGCTAAATTTGAAGTCGGTCGTGCTACTGTTGAATTGGACGGTTACAAGCGGGCTATCGATGGTGCTAAAAAAGGAACAAAGGAAAGACAAGCCGCAATCGACCAGTTTAACAACAAATTTGGTTCTTATCTTTCTAAATTGATAACAGAGAAGTCTACTGCGAAGGATCTTGCAAAAGCTTATAACGAAGCTGCTTCAGCTATAGAACGAAAGGTTATGGCTCAAGCGTTAGAAAAGGATGAGCAACAACATATCGCACCAAAAGCAGGTAGAGAGACTCAACTGAAATACAATTACGACCAGTATGCAAAGAAGATTCGTTTAGGGCAGTATGGTGGCACATGGTTGAAAGCCATTGCTGATGATAATCTCAATAAACATGGTTTAAATTATACTATAAGGGAGCTTATCAAGCGAAGTAACGTTGGTAGAAATTATTCGGCCCAGCGTAGGAATGCTTTGATCGCTGCTATCATGAACACGAATGGTAGTCCGTCACGTACTTATAATTGGTTGACTACATCTAAAGGCGTATTTGGCGAAAAGCACATAGACAGAAACAACGCCGAGTTTACGGAACAAGAAAGACTGGTCGCCATGGGTGCCGCTTATCTCCGTCAACGTGCAGCGCGCGAAAAGTCTACGCGTGAAGTAGTCGAGAAATATGAGGATTATCCATATTTACTCGTTACGGAGAATCCTAACGGTGTTAATACCGGTGATGGTAACGGTAATGGCGGCAACGGTGGTGGCAAAGGGGGCAGAAATACCGGTTCTGGTGGAAATCCTAACCATGAGGAAAAGAATGTCGCAAAAGACCGCGCCAATGCGCTTATCGCCAACATCAAGGCTTTCTATGAGGAACAGATGCGCAAGTACCTGGAATGGGTGACTCAGATGAACGCCGATGGCGAAAAGATAAGCGAAGGTCAGCAGAAGGAACAGATGGACTATCTGCAATCGCAGATGGAGCGTGCTCTTGGTACGGCTCGCCAGTCTATCGCCACTCTTGACAATGGCTGGAAAGAGTTCAATTCCCACATGGATGAGGACGTGATGGTTTTCGACGATGAGACTTCTAAGCAACTGCTTGAGTTTATTGGCAAAGCGGATATTGGTGAACTTCACAAGTTGTTCACAAAACTGTCCGGCGACCTCTCTCGCGAAAACAATAAGACTCTTGCAGAAAACCTCGGCGCATTGCTCGACCAGATTTTTGCCAACGGCTCTAAGGAATTGCGTGAGGCAGCAGAGAAGTTGCTTGCCCGTCAGCGCGAGATACAGAAGATTTTGAATGAGCACGACTATACGGGTGCAGTTGATCGTAATACCCGTAGTGAATTTGACCGCTTAGGCTTCCTGCATCCAGCCAAGGATATTCGTGCAGACTCTCCCGAAGGCCTTGAAAAGATGAATACTGCTTTCGATAAGCTGACCACCAAGGCACGCGAGTCTATCACCATATTATATAGCCTCAATCCTGAAAGCGAGAAATTTCAGAATCAGTTTCTTCAGTTCCTGTCTGTAGCTAATGATGGCTTCGATTTTTCAAAACTCACGGCGCAAAATCTCAAGGCTCTCTATCTCGAACTGATAAAGTATAACGACGAATACGTTGCTGCTGAGAAGAAAAGCTACGATGAAGCGAAGAAGATTACCGATTTCCTTTGGAAACGTAACGAGCGCAATATTGCCCAACAGGATAAATTGCGCAAAATACAGAATGAGAGCAACCTTTTCGGCAAGCGCACAAACCTTCTCTCTAATCTCGGTCTTGCCAACCTTACAGCCGACCCTGAGATAGAACTAATGAAGGCCCGTATGCAAGCTGCTGAAGACTATTACGCCTTTGTAGAACGTAACATGAAAAACAAGCAGCTTATCGATGAAGCTGACAAGGCTCGTCAGGAGGCAGAGCTTGCCTATGCCAATCAGATGGCAACGGCGATGAAGAACCGCCTTTCGCAGATGCAGCAACTCGTGCAGCCTATTGAGACTTTCGGTTCAGAGGTAGGCAAGGCTTTCGCCCAGATGGAGTCTGACGTGTCAAGCGCACAGGAAAGTATCAAGAATGCCCTGAAGTCTATGATTGAGTCTTGGGCTAACATGGCGCTTAATGACGTGAACACCCAAATGTGGAAGGCTATCAATGATGCCGGAGCAAAACAAGGCAAAAAAAACGCACAGCCTGGCATTAATGCAGCGAGAGCCAATGCTAACGCCAACGCTACCATTGATATGGATTGGCGCAACCTGGGCACGGCTGAAAACCCGATGTGGGTACGCATCGTGGGCGGTCAGTATATTGACGCCAACGGCAATAATCTCGCAAATACTGAGCCTCCTGCTGCATGGAAGAAACGTCATCCAAACGGTACTATCCATGATTATAACAAGGAGACTTACGGTATTGATACAGCCTCTCAAGCGGGAACAGCCGCTGCTGGTGCTATCACAGGCGGTACTACTCTGTCCGATGCCGTAGCCGGTATCGGAGGCAGCCTTGTGGGTGACTTGATGAATACCAAATTCACTCTTGGCGGTTCTTCAAAGAAAACTGGAGACGACAAGGAAAAAGCCAAGCAGCTCAAGAAAGAAAAGAAGCATCAGAAAGAACTCAGCAAAGAGGTTAAAAAGGGAGCTAAGGATAGAGAGAAAGAAACCCATCAAGGTGTCAAGAATATAACTGACATCACCGATGCCGGCAATAAAGAGCAAAGTAAGAGTACGGAGATAACGCAGAATGCCATTCTTGATATGACCCAGACGGCTATGACCACCAATCTTGCAAATAAAGAGCAGAACAATCAGCAAGTGGCAAACTCCGACGCGGCCCGCACCGACCAAGAGGTGACATTCTCTATCGCGGGAGCAATGGCGAAGTGTTTTGAGTTCTTAGGTCCTATTGCTGGCCCTATTGCTGCAGCAGGAGTGATGGCTACTCTGATGGGCTTGCTTCAGTGGGCACTTAATTCGGCTTTCAGCAGCAGCAGTAAGAAATCTTCTTCTGTATCTAAAAACACGAAGCTCGTTTCAGGTATGCTTACGTATGACAGCGGTAACGTGCAAGACCTGAAGCCATTTGTAGCCGACAATGGTGATATTTATTGGGCAACAGAGGATGACGGCAGGCAAAAAACTGGCGTGCAAATGATTACTACTCCAAGGGCTACTACCATCAATGGCCAGCCTTCTCTTGTAGCAGAGAATGGACCCGAGATAGTAATCGGTCGTGAGACGACACACGCCATGATGATGAACAATCCGGCACTCCTCAAGGCTCTCGTCAACTACGACAGCAACTATTCAGGCAGACGTGCAGCAAGACGCGCATTTGACAATGGTAATGTCGGCGAGCTTGCGAGCGCAATGGGGGACGCAGCAGCGGGCTTTACAGCAGAAAATGGTAATCTTCTGTTGGGCGCGCCAGCGGCCAACAATGTAATCGCCAACAATACAGCCAGCCAAGCCGCTCTCATGCAAGCCGTCAGAACCCTCCTCGATCGACTGAATGAGCCTATCTACGCCAAGATAGATATGTATGGTCGTGGTAATCTGTACGACAGTATGACGAAGGCCAATCAGTTTATGAAAGGCAAGGGCTAAATTTACGAATTTTATTTTCTTTATCTTATTTATTAGTTAGTATTTTCTGATGAGACCGCTCCGTTGTGAAACGTGGCGGTCTTTTTCTTTCATTGTGAGGTATGAACGACCATCAAAAGATACTCTGTACGAAATCCGAATAATCTGGTCGCATTTCGTAAAAATGAATGTGACAGGGTAGGGTAGTGGTATAACTGACTCATTTATTGGGACTTTATTCGCATTTTTGGTCGCATTTCGGGGTCTTGGTCGCATTTTTCATGAATCCTAAGCATACTATATCAGAATTTTGGGTAATTTTTTTATTCTCCTAAAATCAAAAGCCCCTAACCCCAATTTAGAAGTTAGTAGCATTAACGGCTTTGCCGTAAACATCAGACAATAAGTTACTTACAAGATTGAGATGGGGCAAAGCATAAGACGGAATTGAGCCAATTTTGCTGTATTTTATATCTTTTAGATAAATATTTTATTCCTTATGCGTATGTTTGGATATAAAAAAAATAATCATTTTGAGACCAAAATAATATAAAAAGCTAATTATTAAGCAAGTAACAGCAAGAAAAAAGTGGGCAACAGGGTGATAATCGTGGGACAATCATGGGACTAAAAAGAAGAAAAAAAGGATGAGTGGACTTTTGCTTTTTGGCTCATTTTTGAAAAATGGGACTTTTTGATACAGAAATGAGACCAGAGTCTTCATTTTGGTCTCATTTTATTTTATTCTCCTTCTCGTAACTCAAAAATACCTATCATTATGTGAAACAACTGAGATATTTCGATTAAATTTCTTTTAATATATCTTAAATATTCAGGAAAATATCCCAGGTATTTTGTTATCTTGATTTTATTTCTTAATTTTGCAACGAAAGTACTAAGTACAATAACTAAGATATGTTTGACGAAGTTTGCTCTATTTATGAGTCTGCCCAAGATGCTTATGGCCGTTTCGTAGACCGCGAGACGGGTGAGTGCATTCAGCAGATGACTATCCGCGAGTTCTGTCTTACGGACAGATGGAAGCCGTATGTGCAGCGCCTTCGTGCTATGCGTCAGGAATTTGGCAGCAAGGCAAAGAAGATGCCCGAGTACATCGATACCAAGAAGCATTTGCCTGGAGCAACTCTTAGCGGCTTGTTCGCCCTCTATGAGGATGACAGTCTGACCCATCCAGGGCAGCGTGTCATGGTTAGCCGACGAGAGAGCCACCTGAAACAGCACACGGGCTGGCTCGCCATCGACATTGATCTGCAGGACAATCTTCATATAACTGATTTTGAAAGTATATTTAAGCTTGCCCGTTTTCGTCCTGAGATAGGATTAATGATGCGGTCTTGCTCTGGTACTGGTTATTTCGGTCTGGTTCGTCTGGCCTATCCCGAAAGACACAAAGACCAGTTCAAAGCTCTGCTCAAAGAATATGCCGCTATCGGCATCATGCTCGACAAGGCTTGCAGCAACATCGGTCGTGTGCGCTTCGCCTCCTGGGACGATCCCGAACATATATATATCAATGAAAATGTGGTGCCGTATAAGGGACTGGAAGATATGGCTGTGTTGCCATCGCTAATTCCTGTAACTAAAGTTGCTACGCATTACGAAAATACGTCGTCAGGTCAGAGGTCGGGTTATACTGGTGATTGGGAGAATGATACACCCGACATCATCTTGCGCAAAGCTCGTGTCCTTGTACGCAAGGTAGAGCAGAACGCTGTTGACATTATGGAAAACTATGATGACTGGGTTAAATGCGGAATGTCTTTATACAGTATCGATCCGCATGAAGGCTATGATATGTGGAAGCGAGTTTCTCGTTTCCGTCCCTTTGATGCCAACCACGGACACCGTGAATCAGACTTTGTGGCTCCTTGGAAGTCATTCGGAAAATACGAAAGAGTAAGAGCAAATACTTTTTTCATGTTTTGCAAAAGAGCCAAGGTAACACTTTCGAGGGAGGATATGCAGGAAATCTATGGCTAAAGGGTCGTAATTACATAAAAACATTTTTTCACAAGTGTTAAATCGAAAACTCAAAAAATGGCAAAAAAGCCCTGATTTTCGCAAAAAGTGAAGCCTATGCGTATTTACTTCATGTCTACTGATTGTTTACTGATTGTTTACTGATTGCTCAAATGTTAAAATTCAAACAAAAAATATATGAAACTGATAACAATTACTGGTCCGAGTGGCGCAGGAAAGGACACTGTGGCTCAGATGCTGTCCGACATGGGCGGCTATAAAGTGATATGTTCTTATACTACTCGCCCGAAGCGTGAAGGCGAAATTGACGGTTGGCAGCATTATTTTGTAGAGAAGTGCGACGTACCGCACGACAAGATGTTGGCATACACCCAGTATGGCGGCTATGAGTATTGGACCACCATCGACCAGGTGACGGACAAGGCTATTTACGTGATTGACGAGGACGGACTGAAAGCCTTGTGCGAGAAATTCCCCGACATCGAGCTATTCAAGATTTGTGTGACGGCATGGGAAGCAACCCGACTGCGCCGAGGGGTGTCGCAGGAACGCTTAGACCGCGACCAACAGCGCAATCTTCTGTCCTTGTTCTTCTACGATGCAGTAATCTTCAACAACGGCTCGCTCGAAAGTTTGTGCGACAAGGTGAAGCGACGAGTTTTGTGTAAACTTCGGGAAATATGAGAATGCACTATCTTTTAAATAACAAACTAAAATTCATCCATAATGAAATTCATCGAACCACAAGTAGAATGGTGGCAGCAGACTACTCTTGCGCAACACATAGCAAGAGTGGGCAGAATATGCTACAAGGCTAAGGGCAAGCAGCCCGGAGAAGGATTGACCGAAGAGGAAGTGAAAACTTTCATCCAGAAGCGTGACGAGGAGCGCTGCAAAGGCTTCTGGGAAAGCGGACATCGCTCGATGCTTCGCCACGGCACAGTTTATTTCTTTATGCCCAACGAAAGGGGTCTTCCTAACCACATCTGGGCATACCTGGCAGCATCGCCTTACATCAACTATGCCACCAAGAATCATAAGGTATGGTTCAGTACCAATACTCAGTTTGCGCTTGAGCACGAGGACATGATGAATGCGCTTAGTCAGTATGGTGTCAGCGAAGACGAGTTTATCGAGAAGGCACTGAAGTACGAGTGTGAGGAGGCATTCTCTATTATCCGCATGACGATGGTAGTAACCACGCAGATAAGTACATCGCGTGAGCTCAACCGCACGTCGCCCAACAGCATCGCCGAGCAGAGCACACGCTATTGCAATTTAGAGAAGAAGGGAGGCGTACAGATAGCTCGTCCGCATTGGCACGCAGAAGGCAGTCGTTGGCAGCGCTTTGTGTATGGCCTTGTATGTCGTGTGTGTGAGTGGGGCTACAACCGACTTTTGAAGTCCGGCTTGAAGCCGCAGGACGCACGAGGTGTTCTGCCTCTCGACACCTATACCGTTGTGGCATATACCTACACGCTTTCCGACTGGAGCCATATTCTTGACCTTCGCTTCCATGGCAAGACGGGCACGCCGCATCCCAATGCAAAGATTATTGGCGAAAAGATACGCAACATCATCATCGAGCGTATGCGCCAGTATTGTGATGAGTTTGACATTTAATCATCAATATAAACATATATATCATGGCAAATTTAACATTAAACGAATATCAGGACAAGGCAATGAGTACTTGTCTTCCTGAGAGTGACAATCTCTTCTATATGCTTGCCAATCTCGTAGGCGAGGTCGGCGAGTTTGCAAGCAAAGCCGGTAAGCACATGCGCAAAGGCAAGCTGCATATCACCACCACCCAGCGCGACGAGGAAGGCAAAATCCTGCATACACAGGTGTGGAACGTCAGCGACGAGGAACGACATCTGATGCTCTCTGAAATCGGCGACATTCTTTGGCAGACAGCAGGACTGGCAAAAGTGATGGGCGTTACGCTCGAAGAAGTGGCTGATGAAAACCTGGCAAAACTCGCCTCTCGTAAAGAAAGACATGTCATTGCCGGTGATGGTGACGAGAGATAATCGTATAAAATAATCATGGCTAAAGATGCGTCTTCGTTTGGGCGTTAATGGACGTTATGATAAATAGTAGATTTTAATATGGGCAAAAGCAAAAAGCAACAAGAGGCAAAGCGCATAGATGCCATCTATGCGCAGCCTACCATTTATTACATTAACTTCAAAGATGTACCTTTGGAGAAATACACTGAGTCACTTGACCTACTCTTTCGTGATCCTGACTTTAATGAGTTGATGACGAAACGCAATAACCTCGCGAAGGTGGCAAGTAGGTTGAAGCAAGGTTCTTCAGAGATTCAAAATTTGGTGAAGCAGATACAGAAGCGCGATTTAGAGCTGGCTTATACGATGTATTCCTCCGTTGTGTTGGCGAATGTTCGTTCTAACGTTACCTTCGACTTTTTCTCCTTTGGTACTCTACTGAGATATTTTGTAGATTATTCTCAGGATGGTATGCAAGAGAAAGTAGATACATTGTCACTCAACCTTGATAAGGTAGCGTTTCTTTCTGACATGCTGGAATGTGTCGTGAAGGATGTCAGGTCGAATATGTATGCAGTCTTCGGTAATACTACTGAGTTCCATCAGTTTGACGGTGTTCTTAAAATGATACAGCAACTTCGCGGCTTTTATAAGTCTGTTGTCGGTGAAAATGACAACACTCCCAAAGCGCAGCTTTATTTTGACTATTCTGACAGCATCGACGACTACCTCAGCAAACGTCTGACCACCTATTGTAAAAGGCTTCGTAAACTGACACCCCAGCTTCCAGTCTACTCTGCAGAGCAGATGGTAGAAGCCCTTAACCTGTTTTTTTACAATGAAACCCATTTTGATAAGGAATTTATCAAGCATACGGAAAGTGGAGGAACGTATATAGATGCTTTATCGCTTGTCAAAGCTTTATCGCCCAGTCAGACAGAAAGGCTCGATAAGGTGATGAAAGAGGCGGGATGTATGGTCACAGCGGATAAAGATCCTGCCAACTATTGTTTTAGCGTAACAGATATTATTCTGTTGTACTATCATAGAAGTAAAGGTAAAAAAAGTAAAAAGGTAAAAAAAGACTTTCTTGCTGATTTATAGGTAAAAGTAAACATAAAAAAACATGCCAAATATCTATCTTCGGCTTCCGTTGAGTCGGTGCCAGTTTATCAGGAATCGAGACTCTAACCATGTATTGTCAAAGTGTGATCCTCTGGTCTTTAACAGTTATATGCCGGAGCATTTCATTTTGCGCAATTCACTGACCCCGGCTGTGGCTAATTGTAAGCAAATAAACATGACCTGTTTTTCGCAACAGCAGTGGCGAAACATGATGCAGGGAAGACACCCTTTAGGTGGTAGTATTGTCATCAAGAGAGATGTTCACCAATATCTTTCTTATGGCGAAGTTCAGTACTTGAATGGTAAACTTGATTACGCTAAAACCATTAATGAAGATTATCTTTGCATTAAACTTCCGAATGAGGTGGAAATGGTAGACGTAGTAAAGTCGGTTACTCCTTCCTGGACGATTGATACCAATGGCGTGCGTCGCCTGCTTACATCCATCAACAATGACTTCAAGCGAAGCATTGTAGAGTGGTCGTTGTCTACTTTCGATTATTGCACGTCAAAAGGTCGGCTGATAGCCCGCTCCAGGGCTGCTGCGCTGGAGCGATACTTAATGAGATATGGCATAGAACCGACAACCGAAGAGAAGGATAATCTTCGCCGCATCGTCAACCGCTGGTTGAGTACTGAACACGCCAATTATAAGTCGTTTTCGTGTTTCGATATGCAGTATGGCGACGCTAAAGAAAGCAGTATGCACATTGACGAGATACAATGGCTGTAAAATACAACCTTTAAAAATGTGTTAATAAGAAAAGCAAAATAAGTTAAAAATTTAAATGTAATATTCGATATATATGTTTGTACCAGATAATTGTAGGGAGACGTTTCTTGATGGCGTAACCGACGTTTACTTTCATGATGGGGAACATTCCTCTATACCTGTTCCGCCTTTTGTCGCTCAGATTATGCAGATAAACAACTGCAACTTTTCTGAGCCAGCGCTGCATATCGCCATGTCGGAAGGAGAACATACGGTATTGGCAAGCAGTATTACAGCTAAAGAAACTCCATCGCAAGGTGGAAACGGAACTGTTTATACCTTTGAGGTGAGTGTAAATGTTGTGACTGGTGGTAAAAATGTACGCGAAGCGTCTAAACAGATGAAGGGTAAGGACTATTATATAGTACTTCGTAGGCGAGACGAATCGTTTTGGCTCTGTTATACGCTTGCTCATACTTTTCGACTTGCCACATCGTCGACTGTTACAAACGGTTCGGAGTCGAGAACCGTAACAGCTACTTGCAAAGCAATGTCCGATTTTATTCCTATTCAGTTGGAATAAATTTTAAGATATATTCGTTAAATATCAGAAATAGTATTTAGTTGTCAACGTCGTTGTCCGTGAGGATAGCGGCGTTTTTTTGTCCTTTTTGCCTACCTTCAATCTATTACCTTTGCAAACAGAAACATTTGACATAGTACATTCTTTGGTAAAAAGAATTGTTTACAGGATAACATACATTTACAATCTTAATTTTTAAACCCGTATGAAAGGTCTTTTTGAAATTATGACCAACAAGGAGTGGATGATCAACCCCGAGTTCGTACACGGAATACGTAAGGCCTTAGAGCAGAACCTGAACACTCATGCTGCTTTCGAGAAGCCTCAGAAGACTTGCGGTTTTGTCACTGCTATAGACGAGAACGGATGCGTCTACTATCCCGAGGAATATCAGATTTCAGAGGATGGTAATCAGGTGAGAAGTCAGTGGGCTCTCAAAGATGAGAATGCACAAAATTTTCCTTTTGTCTCTGTCCTTACAGTTGATGGTCCTATCACCCGCAATGGCGGCGGCTGCTCGTATGGTTCCGTCGATCATCGTAACATGATGATTAATGCAGCCAATCATCCTTTGTGTCGTGGTCATATCTTTATCGTTGACACACCTGGCGGTACAGCATGGGCTAAGAATGATTATGAACAGGCCATCAATTATGCACGTTCACTTGGTCAGCCTGTTCTGTGTTTCATCGATGGTGACTGCTATTCTGCCGGTATGTATCTCGCTTCTCTCTGCGATGAGCGATATTACATGCACCCCAAGGACGGTGTAGGTTGCATCGGTGTGATGGGTGCTTTTTATACTGAGGCTGACGGCAGTATCAACAAGTTCACCAACGAGACTTATCACGAGATTTACGACCCGGAGTCTTATGATAAGAATCGCGAGTTCCGTGATATTGCTAACGACGGCAATACGGAGAAGTTTGTGGCAGAGTTGGCTGAACTGGGCGTAGAGTTCCGCAGAGATGTAAAGAAGGCTTGCCCGAAAGCTAAAAAGGAACATCTGCATGGAAAGATATTCACAGCCGAAGAGGCAAAGGGTATTTTGGTGGATGGTCAATCTACTTTCCTTGATTGCATCCACCGCTGCTTCGATCTCTACAATGGTACAGCAAAGCCTATCGAGAGAGAAATCACCACTGATGACCAAGGTACTGATACCGAAGGAACAGAAAAAGAGCCTAAGAACGCCTCTACCCCAGCTACAGTAGCCAGTTCAGCACAAGAGCCAACAACCGCTCCATCTTCAAAAAAGGATAACAACAACAATTTTAACCAAACTCATATTGATATGAAAAATTACCCATTGATTAGCGCTGCTTGTGGTATCAAGGAAGGCGAGATTGAAGTCAATGCAGAAGGCACATTCATGAATGCTCCCTTGCTCGACTCTCTCGAAGCCAAGTTGAATACCAACGAGCAGGCTGTGGCCGATGCAAAGCAGAAAGCCACTACAGCAGAGCAAAAGCTCGCCGACCTTCAGGCTAAGTTTGATGCTCTTCAGAAAGAACACGCCGAAGCTAAGACTCGTTCTGATGAAACGGCTGCAACTCTCGCCAAGAAGAACGAGGAACTGACAACTCTTACTGCCAAAAAGGATGAGGAGATAGCTGCCCTGACAACCGACAAAGCCAAGGTCGAAGAGGAACTGAAAGGCGCAAAGGAATCGCTCGCTACAGCCGAGCAGACCATTGCCGACAAGGACGCCCAGATAGCCGCCCTTACCGAAGAGGCTGGCAAGGAACCTGCGGCAGGAACTGCACCAGGTAACAACGGAGAAGGCGCACAGGTAACCGAACCTCATACAGCCTACCCCACTTGGAACCCTTCAGATCCTGTTGGCTCAAAGAAGGCTATCGAGAAGTATAAACGTGATAATGGTCTTCTCTAACATCATTTCTATTTTTTCAAACTTTCATTCACATTTTTAAAAAGTAAAGTATTATGAATACACCTAAAAACTTTATTGGTATTGATGCCCTTCAGCAGGTAGCTAACCAAGTTTTTAAAAGCGTCGTGATGGGACCACAGTATGCAGCTCCTGAAGATATGCAGCGTCTTGGAGTAAAAGTTATCAGTGGCATCCAGTATCAGCGTACAACTAACATCTTCTTGCGTAAAGGTGGCACCACTCGCCGAAAGGATGTCAATCCTAAGATGAACAGCGAGGTGGGCTTCCTGAAAGAGCGCGTACTTACTGCCAAGCTCGCTTGGTTCCATGGTTCTGATAATATCGACAGATATTGCGAGACAATCCATGGTACAGACGCGCAGGGTGCTTATCCTCTTTCTACTGTTGCTGTAGAGGCCGTAATCAAAACCCATGCAGATGACATCTACAATAACGCCTGGTGGGGTGACATCGACAACGATCACGAGGGCGCTACCGAAGAGGAGAAGGCTATGGGCTTGGCTGATGGCTGGATCACCTGTATCAACCATGACATCGAGGACGGCTTGATCAGTGAGGCTAACCATAACCTCATTCATTGTGAAGCCATCTCAGCTCCTACGTCTTCCACAGATAGTTCTGCTTACAAGAACTTCCGTGAAGCTTACATGAAGCTTGATCCACGTCTTCGTCGTCAGCAGATTTTCGCTTACATGACTACAGAGACTGCTATCAATATCTCTGATGCTTATGCTCTCCAGTCATACGGTACTCACAAGCTCGACGTAGTAGCAGACGGTAACTACAAGATTCCTGAGTTGCCAAAGGTAACTATCGCTCCTGTAGACGGTATGGGTGAAGGCGACCGCATCATCTTCTCTGTTGCCGGCAACCTCGTGTTCGCTGTTGATTCAGAGGGTAATCAGACTTTCGTCGATGTACGCCTCGGCTCTGACAACGATACACGTGACCTGCAGTTCCAGTGTCAGAGTATTCAGGGTTACGGTATCGAAAATCCATTCTCATGGGCTTTGGCTGTTACGGATGGTGAGCTGCGCTGCACTGACTTCGTATCTGGCGACTATACCAACTCTAACCTTGTAGTGACTATCGCAGAAACTGAAGGCAAGGAGATTACCGACGCTTCAGTAACCGTCAACGGTACTAAGTACGACAAGGCCGTAGAAACCACTCCTAACCAGATCCTGACTCTTGAGGCAAAGGATGGTACAAAGGATAAGTTCTCGCATTGGAGTAATGGTAGCAAGGAGAAGTCCATCACTATCACCGCTACTGGTATGAGTATGGGTCTTACTGCCTTCTTCAAGGCAAGTGAGTAATCATCGGCACGACTGCTCATAATAATAAAATCACGGGCGGCGGTCGGCTGACCTGACGGAAAATGTCGGTCGTCGCCTTTTCTTATTAAACCATTAAAACAAGATACGACTATGGTAGAAAAAGCAACATGTCCTGAGCTCTTGGATGTACTGAACGAAAACGAGTGCTTGGAGAATATCGCAGGTATGGGCAATAATGTGTATATCGGTCTGAAGAGTGATTTGGCTGCGCCACTGACTCTCACAGGCAGCACTTATTCTACTCCTACCTTCAAGAGCGGTAAGGGACTTTACAAGGTTGAAGCCAGCGATGACACACAGCAGATCCAGGGTTCTTCGGCTGGTTACAGAGGTGGCTTCGATCTTACAACTAACTTTGCTCTCGACTCTGTGAGTGAGACAGGCGGCAAGTTGGCCCGCGCTATCAACAACCAGGATGTTTTCATCATCGTAACAGGTAAGGGTGGCGACAGAACGCAAATCATGTACGATCCTAACATCAAGGTGAAGTTCGACAATGGCGGCATCAAAACCGACACTGGTGCCAAGAGTGGCGACGAGCGTAAAACCACCTTTGAGGCAAAACTGAACGGTGTACTTTATCCTAACCTCTACGTGACCGATCCTACTACGGATGGCTGGGATTCACTCCTTGCTTCCAAGGCAGTGGGGGGATAACGGGCGGAACTGATAAGAGCGAGACTGATTCCGCCGATCAAGGAACATCAGCAGCAAAGAAAGCGGCTGCGAGAACGACTGCAGCAAGGACGAGCACTGCAAGTGTGAAGCCGACAGACGCAAGTACAACTCCGACAAGCGCCGCCAGTACATTGATTGATGATGATTGATCGCTCTAAATTGTAAGACAAAACATTTACAATTTAAAATCTATAAATTCAAAGACTCGGTATCTTGACTAATAAGTCTATGATACCGAGTTTTTTGTTATTATAATATTAGCATTTTTAATGCGAGGTTTCTGTTATCTTTAAATATTTTGTGTAAATTTGCGGCATGAATTTATTATTGGTCTATTAACATCAATGGTTCGTTAAAATTTGAGATAACGGCTAAGCGGCTTTACGCTGCCAGCCAAAGAGTTCTTTGATAGTATGACTAATTAACTTTCGGTTCGGTTTACTCTGACACTTGTCGAAA